CGCATTACCGGCGGAGATAGAACAATATTTTGCTGACGATCCGGAAGGATTCCGTATAGACCTGCAGACCACAGTCGATGATCTGGATGCGATCACTGATTTCTCGATCGTTCTCTTCGTAGCGCAAGGCCAAATATTCATCGACGCCGTTCGCCGGAAACTGGTCGTTCCAGTATCACAAACCGAAATAGAAGCATTCGCTACCGCCGTAGAGGTCGAAATTGCCGGCGCGGATATCTTTGTCTCTTCGGTTACTACAATACTGGATGCACACGTGTCGCCAAGCGATGATACAAGCACTCTAGGTACAAATCTAGTCGCCTCTTTCGAAAATATCGGCGCGGATCGAGCAGCTCAGGTCCTGCAAAATAGCGACTTCTCCCAATTCTTTACTTTGACAGCCGAAACTTCATCCTTCACGGGAGCGCTGCTAAATATATTGAACGAGACAATCCGGTGTCTTTTGCAACAACCCGGAATCCTTCGAACTGGCCTTGAGGCTTTGCGGCAAGCACAGCAATCCATTTTGAATGTGAAACGAGCAGAGGAACTGTTAGCCGTCACATTTGGACAATTTAGGGACAATGCCATCGATGCGGTGATCGGGTTTGATCTCCCGCAAATCCAGCAGTTGGATGCTGCAATCCGAAGGGCAGCGGATCTTCTACTTGGCGGTCCCTGTGATATATAGGAAGCAAAAACGTGGGTAAAGACATAAGGGCCGTAGTGCCGAACGAATTTGATTTCCTTCGGCCAACCAGTACAAATACACCCTTGTCCGTTACTGGAGTGGACAAGTTGATCCAGATTGTTACGATGGAGCTTCTCAGCAGCCCTGGACGGGACATTTTCAATCTGCCCGGCGGGGGCGGTCTCCGGGAAGTGTTGCCAACAGGAGCGCAACAAAAGACAGAAACTGGCGTATTGTCAGATCTGTCGATAGCGATCATGCGAATCGAGGAGAATATCAAGGCGAGGCAAAACGAGGAGGAAATTGATCCGAAAGCGCGTCTCGCCAGTTTGACTCTATTGGACGTTCAGTTCGATCAACCCAACGCAACATGGAATGTAACAGTTAGATTAACTTCGGAATCTGGCGCGGAATCAGATATTCCGTTAATCTTGTAAGGAACTCATCATGGCGCGCTTCGATCTACCCGTTGAAGATTTCATCGTAACAAAGTTGCGGGAGAACTTTCCTGATTTTGATCTCAGGGAAACTACAGCTTTTCGCGATATGCTTATAAAGCCAATGGCTCTTCTGATGCAGCCCCTCAGGGACCAGACGAATATCATCAAAAGAAATCTTTCCCTTGATAATTTTTCCTTGATGCTTGAAGATGAATTTGACGCGCTCGTTAGTAATATATTCGTTTCGCGTAGATCTGGAGACAAGGCAACAGGAAGCGTCCGCGTCCTCTTTGATGCACCACGCGATGTGGTTATTACTCTGGATGTTACATTCCTTACCGAAGACGGTGTAGCGTTTATTCCTCAAGAAGCCGTTGTATCTACTGCCGAAGACATGCGGCTGAATGTCGAAGGCCTGTTCTTTTTCGTCGATGTTCCAGTAATTGCGGAGGAGGCAGGAGTTTCCGGTAGTGTTGCCGCAGGCACGATCATATTCGCTGAAGGCGCTCCCGATGGTGTCGTCCAAGTCAATAACTCCAATGCGCTTACTGGCGGGATCGACACCGAGACGAATACGCAGTTATTTGCTAGAGCCGAGACTTCAATTACGGTACGAGACCTGGTAACCCAAAGGAGTATTCTCGCAGTCCTCCTGGAGGAATTCACCTCTGTGAGAGAAGCCATTGTTATAGGATTCGATGATGCTGAGATGCTTCGGGACATTACGCCAATCCTGGTTGATCTGGGAGAAGTGATTGGAGAGCAGAGCACAGGCGAAACGACAGCCGGAACAACATTCATCGATACAACGCAAGATTTCGTGACAGCACTTGTAGCCCCAGGCCATGAACTGATCATTCTGACTGGTGCCGATGCCGGAACCCATATCATCCAGTCTGTAAGTCCCACTGCCATGAGCGTTACCGTAACCTTCACTACGGCAGCTACAGGCCTAGATTATCGCATTCGCGGGTTTGCAATTAAAGAGGATCTTCACATTGGCGGTAAAGTCGATGTATATCATGACACGACGACTCTGAAGGAATCAGAAGTCACAATCTCACCGATTGAGGAAACTGACGGAGAGGGTATTGTCAAAGTAAATCGCGCCATCAAAGATGGCGATGTATTGGAAGGTGGAGATACTCTAACAGTAACTGATCTCGATTTTCTGGATGAACTTGTTGTTGACACTGATCAGATCGAGATTTTGGAAGGAGCAAATAAGGGGATCTTCGATATACAGACCGGGACCGTTACGAGAAAAACCGTCGATCTTGAACAGACGGCAATACCTGCTAGTTTCACCGCAGATGACAATATTAGATTCAGGATTCTTAGGCACTATTACGATAGCGATGTCCCGTTTGAACTACCTGTTATTCGACCCACTAAAGTTATCAGGTTGAATCCGGTCACTTTCGAAGAGGAGGGCTCGGAACTGATTGAAGGCTCTGACTTCTTCATTAGAGTGAATGATGATGGGTTGAGATTTTCAAGTATTGAGGATATAGAATTCGTATTCGAGCATCCTACGTTCACGGGAACGGTAATAAAGATTGAGTATACGACAGACGATGCGATCCCAGCGATTCAAGCATTCATGGAAGATAGTCTTAATCGCGTCGTGACAGCCAGCATCGTTGCTAAGAGATCGCTGCCAGCCTTCGTAGATATGACGATTGAATATAAGGGCTCTCCTGAGCCGGAAGACCTTCAGCAAATTGTTGAAGACTTCATTGATACTGTTCCATTCGGAGAGACCCTGCAACAATCGGATCTTGTGGCCCTTATTTACTCATTTAGTGTGAACTTCGTCGTGATATCATTTACAATGACAGCGACGCTATCTAATGTTGATGGAACTATTGAGACGATCACAAGCAGCAATGAGATTTCCGTGCCGCGAACAGCGCACTTTATCGCTGATGATATTACATTGACAAAACTCGGAGCATAATGTGGCCATCGAAACATTAAAACTAGATCAAGAACAGATCTTCAAGGTTATTCGTGACTTCTGGGACAGATACAAACAGAGAGATATTCTGGGAAAATTCTGGGAAGCATCGGCACAAGTTCTCGATAACGAATATTTACAGATTATACAGGCCAACCAATCCAAATCGGTCATCAATGTGCCGGTGAATTGGCATTACCAATGGTTACCCTTCACTTTTGTCAACGTTCCGTCGCCAAGCGTGGCGCATGACCATTTCTTTTTCGCGTTCACGGCTACTGGAGGAGAAACTAGCGTTCCTCTTCCTGGCGCCACAGATGCGCAACAGGTTGCCGTATATCTGAATGGGATATACTTGACGGATTCTCCTGATCTTCTCGGAATCGACTATTCATTCGTCGAATCGACTCAAACTGTTGTATTCGATGATTCGTTAGATACAGGGGACGAGGTCTTCATTTCATGGCATGAGGTCGGAGATTCCATTGATCGACCTCATAATAATCTGTTCTTCGAAGAGCAGTTAACGGCGCCGAAGTCAGTGTGGACAGATAGTGCTGGAGATGCCTTCGATCCCGCCGGACAAGGAACCTATGACTCGGGATCGACAACAGATCCAATCGAGGTATACGTCAATGGTCTATTGCAACCAGCATCAGCATATACGGAAACCAGTGATACGGTCCTGACTCTTAGTGTTACGCTTGCAGCCGACGATATTATGGCGTTACGCTGGAGAAGGGCGAATGCAAGCGCAGATTCGCACGCCCACCTACGATTTACAAAGATTGTCAGTGAAGTAGCAGATTTCGTAGATTTGCCATTTATCATCGATCCATCCGTGCGGGAGGAATTCTTCTTCCTGAATGGAATCCTCCAGGTGAGAGGAGTCGATTACACGCCATTTGCTACTAGGCTTGTTCTTTCTACGGGTAGCCAATTTGATCCTGATGATATTATCGAGTTGGAAGTATTTGGCGTTCCCTTCACATGCCAATGCGATATTGATTCAGATATTATCAGCATCCCTATTCTGCAAAATGGAATCGATGAGTCTTCATCAAATCCTCCCACAATCATGCTTAGAGAGGGAATCGACTATACGATCGTCACCAATTCAGACGGGACAAAGTCGATCTTGGCCCAGCAGGTCCTCGACGGCGTGTTCTGGGCTCCGGACGTATTTGCCAATGAGCGAGTAGTGGAGAATAATTTTGGGAAGCCAATAAATTTCATTCGGACAAATAGTGAGCCGTACCGAGCCGCCTGTCAAGGCTTGTGGTTTGCATATTGGAATGGGCCATCGATCACAGTAATTGAAGATTCAGCCAAGATTCTTCTTGGTCTTCCCTTTGCGCGGACAGATACAACGGTAACCTCGGTTACAGAGAATCCGGATGGAAGCTTTACAATTATCTTGGCTGATGGGACTGAGAATTTAGTTCCGATAGGATTACAGCCAACAGTCAATGCGGGAGACGCTGTAGAGGATTTTGCTTCTTTATCTACAGGAGTTGAAGTTCTCGACGCAGGAATAGATCCATTCTGGTTTCAGCGCATACCCAATCTGGGGGCGCTATTGGCATCATTTACATTCGATGAGCGTCAGGTATTTGCCCCCTTCGATGATGGGGGATCATGGGATGATGGGGGAACCCTTGATGACTTTGGAACTCTTGCTGAGATTGCGGCCAGGAACAGAAAATTATTCGATGCGCTTAAGCATTTCGTATTCTTAGTCGATGTTGATGGCGTGGCGTTGAATCAGGCGATACAAATCGGACAGGAAGCCGGAAATATCGCCAGCGCTGTTACCGATCTCATATTCTTCTTGGATAGCATCAAGCCAGCATATACACGATATCTTCTTTTCGTCGAGGTTTTGTTTGAGGATCAGTACCAATTTCCTATCACGGATGAGGTTACGCTTGATCTTGGATTGCTCACTGTGGAATCTTGCAATTTCGATGATGGCGGATTCTTCGACGCTGATGGGCCGGCCAATCTCTTTGTCGCTACTGCCGGACAGACAGTCTTTGATCTCAATCCCACTTTCCCCTATACGGTAGGAGGAGGAGATCTCAAGGTATTCGTGGATGGCGTTCTGAAATCAACGCCTGGCGACTATGCTGAGACGAACTCTGTCACTGTGACTTTCGGCACTCCACTGACTGGAGGAGAGCAAGTCGTCATCTACGAGGATGACTCCGCGAGTGTACCATTTGACTTCCTGTGTCCGAGGGATGAGGTAACACTACTCCTGGCATAGAGTTAGCCGGCATGACAAATGTAGCACAAATACTTGACGAATGGAGTAAGTCCTATATAATGGGCTGATTAGGAGACACAAATGTTACTGTCAGAATTAGTACGGCGTGCGCGAGGGGAAGTGACGCTGGAACTCAGGGATAGCCATGACATTATCATAGCTCGCCGCCATTGCAATCTTACCGTTAATCAACTGAGAGAGCGGCTCGCTGACTGGGCGAGTCAGGATTTCGCCCAGAAGATAGACGAAATTGCCATTGGGAGCGGAGGGCATGATCCTGGTGATCCCAATATCCCAATCCCTCCAACAGAATCCGACACGGGTTTGGATGTTCAGGAATCTATTAAAACTGTCACATCAGTTACCCAACCGGATTCTTTTAGTGCGCAATTCTCTGTAGACTTTACCACAGCAGATGTTTCCGATCCAACATCTATAACTGAGGCCGGTCTCTTTACAGATCCTGGGACGATCATGGTTGCCCGCGTAACATTCCCTGAACTGATCATTACAGGAATACTGACTCTTACGGTGACCTGGAAACTAATCTTCTAGAGGCATAGAGATGACCCAAATCAGGACATGGGATTTTGGCGAAGATCGCAGTACTGCGATCTTAAATCGACACTTCGCCAGGCTGATACCCAAAGGAATCTACCTCGGGTTCGGGGTAACCACAAATGTGCCCGGCCTATTCCTGAATATCGAAGAGGGAATTATTATTACAGGAGAAGGTGTCAAGATTGAGGAAGATGCCGATCTCCCCAATATTGTTCAAGTTGATCCTGGCGATTCTCTTATCCGGATCGATCTGGTTGTACTACAGCATAAATTCGTCCCGACAAATGATCCGGCCACATATTCGATAATCAAAGGCACTCCGGGTGGAGGCGCACCTTCGTTACCGCCAGATTTTCCAACGGGAACCGTATTTACACAACTGCTCGCCACAATTACAGTTCCCGCATTCGCCACGGACATTGTTCCGGGTGATGTATCGCTGGAACCTACGACCAATATTAGCTTAACTACCGTGCCTTTTGCCACACTATCGGATATTAGCACCACAGAGTCAGACGCATTCAATGCAATGAAAAATCCGAGTTCACTAAACCCAGTAGCCACTATCGATGATCTCAGTGCGGGATTCCTCAAGCCAACTGAAAGCTCTACCCCTAATGCCAATGTCAATTTCAAGGGTGGAAGACTTTGGGATAGGAGAGTCATTACTTTTACGGATGTATCAGATCAGGCTATCGCCATACTTGCCCCTACTGCAAACCCAAGAATTGATTTGCTAAGTATAAATCCAGATACTGGAATATTCACAAAAACCGTAGGGGTGGAGGCCGCTACTCCAGTACCACCTGACCTACCACCTGGGGCTCTCGGATATATCCCGGTTGCCCATGTCTTGGCTGACGAAATCGGTGGTCCTGTTGTAGTGACCACTGCCGATATAACTGATGTTCGTCCGTTCGCCCATGTAAGGACTCCGGAACTGTTCGATCTTCCAGATATGGATGCAGACATTAAAGATGCAATAACCGGCGCCGCCGCTCCTGATTCCACAAATGTATTTGCAACGGCTGCTGATATTACTACTGCGGTAGCTCCGCTTGGGGCTCCATTTGTAATGTCGCGCTTGAGAATGGAGACGGCGCTTCCGAGTACCATCCAGGTTACAGTATCTTCTGGTCTTCTCGCGACTACTCACAATAGTGGATTCACGATTTTAGAAACCATAAGACTAACTTCCCCTCTCACTGCCGTTGGGAGTGGTATAGGACCTGGCGCACTGGAAACATCGGGAGCATTCACTTCAGTAGCATGGTATCACATCTATCTGATTGCATCGTCCACACAGGCGGCATCTCCAGCGCTGGTCATTTCTTCTAGCGCTGCAGAACCAAATCTTGGAGCTGCCTCTTTCGATGATTATGATATTTGGAGAAGATTGGGTGCTGCTAGAACTGATGATTCTTCAGCTATATTTCTGAAGGCATTTAATATAGCAGGGGAAACAAGATATAGAGACGGACAGAACCGTTATACCTTTCCGGGAGATACTGCCTTTACAGACGATTTCCAGAATGCCTTTAACGTACTCAGCTTGGCAACTCGTGTTCCTCCAACATCAAATAGGGGAATTATACATGCAGTGATTAATCTATCCACTGCGGGAACCACTAGGATTATTTACTTTACCGACGGCGACGACACGCGAACGACAACTGGCGGAAAAGAGATAGTCCGAATCAGCCAAAACGATCACACGGTCTATAATAACTCAGAAGTTATTCAGCAACTGGATGATTCGCAGAGACTTAGAGTCCGATTTGAGGGTGCGATCCCTGAGGAAGTAATATTTGACACTCTGGGATATGTTGAGGACCTATAACAATGGCTCAAACTCGAACCTTCGATTTCAACGCAGCACGCACTTCGGCTCTGCAAAACCGGCAGATAGCGAAGATCCTACCGAAGGGCGTCTATGGTGGGTATAACGTTGAGATTGATACCGGGACTTTAGGTGCTGGAGATACGATCAAAGTCATAAGTTCACCATCTTCGACTTCTGAACTGATGACTAGAGAAGGCATTCGCGTTGCAGAGAGCGGGCCTGATCCTCTAGCGACTTTAAGCATTACGACGAGTGATCCGGGCGATCCGAGAATCGATCTCGTTGTTCAGCAGCATACTTTTGGCGTAAGCAACCCACCAGCAACATATGCGGTTGTTGCTGGAGCTCCAGCAGATCCTCCGCAATTGCCGACAGTACCAACCGACGCAGTAGTCCTGGCGGGGGTCTTTGTCGGCGCCAGCGAAACGACAATCACCAACACTGAAATCCGCAATGAACAGAAGCTAAACTTCGATCAGCGTCTTCTAGCGTTAGGGTTTCCCGCTGTAGATGATCTAAGAGGCACTACAGGAAATGCCCTTCAAGACATTCGTCTTACTGAGAGAATTGATGGGCAAGTAGTTCTTGTAAAAGACGACGATACAGATAGGCCTACTCTTTGGAGATATGATCCAACAACGCAACCAATTCCGGTGTTACCAGGAGATCTTTCCCCGGTTGATGACAACACCGATCGCTACCAGAAGTTGTATAAAGAGAATATCTTTACCGCTACTGTTGGCGATGTGGCAAACAGAGACGCAGAATACAAAACATTCGACGATGCAGTTCAAGCTGTTATTAACAGCGGTGCAAGAGCTGCCAGACTGTATCTTCTTGATGATGTTACTTTTTCCACTACTGATGCCCCCCTCAATATACCATTGCATATCATCGGACTGGGAACTCGTACGGAAATCGACTTCCAAACACTCGGTTTTACCATGACCCCACCGAGTATCAGCGGAGGCTCGGGAGCCCAGACGATGTTTTTAATGTTCGAAAACTGCAAAGTTACCAGATCCGTATCTGTGAGCAATCGTTGGACCGGCATCAATATGCATCTTACATTCAGAAACTGTCTCGTCGAAGATCTCGCTGGGGCTAGCGCAGTTCCATTCTTCGATTCCAATTTAGCCACCGGAAAACAAACCCTCATAATCGAGGATTCCCAGTTAGCGCCCCATGCAGATTCTAGTCTATTCAAGATGGGGGGAACGGGCTCCATAACAGAGGTTTTTATCAGAAATTCAAATGCTAGCTCACTAGATGCCGGTCGGTTCCTCGAACGATCTGTCGCAGGCGCTGGCCGTTTGGATATATTCTTAGAAGATCACACTGTGATGCGTTCAAATGGCTGGACTGCCCCAGCAGGCGGCAATATAAATATTCATTATGATGGCACTTCGCTAGTTTCTGGAAACAGCGTAATACCCACAGGGATTGCTGCAATTCGGGGCGAGGCCTTTTACAGCGCTAGATTTTCAGATATTGCAGGCCTGTTCGTGCACGAGGCGATCCGGTTTTTCTCGGGAAGCATATTGAACATCGCCGAAGGCACGCACATAATTGCGAGCGCATCAGCAACTACCATTTCAACGCCGAATAGGCTCATTCGGGGAGCAGGCAGAGAGGCAACGGTAATCAGGGTTACGATGCCAACATCTGGAGTCGCACTATATGAACTCGCCGAAGCCAACCTCGAATTTCAAGATCTTACAATCGAAGCGGTCTTCAATACCTTCAAAACCTCTGTGTTCCGCTGGTCCGCATCTCCTGCGAGTGGCGGGCTAAGGAATGTTGTAATAAAGGCAGAGGGCACGGGGGTATTAGAAAGCGCCTTTTTGACTGCCTTGACTCCAGCCGGCCCTTTCGTGTTCAAGGATATTCTTATTACAGGAACCGCAACGGCACGCTGGAGTGCTGGATTTCGATTCCTGGCGGCTCCTGCTGACGTGATAAAGACATACGCGGAAAACATAGAAATAGAAAATTGGGAAGATGTTGGAGCCGAAATAACTGGCGCGCATGTAAAAAGTATAAAGAGTCACATGGTTGACGCTGTGGCTTCTTCAAGGGGCCTGCTCATCGGGTTGGCGATTGCTAATGATTGCGAAGTAGATGCGAAAGGTGCCGGGAGTGCAATTGCCAGTTCGCAAGGAATCCGCGTGTCAAGCGGATGCCTTCTTCGAGGATGTAAAGTTCTAGCCCTCGATAGCTCAACACAAATAATCGAAGATGGCATAGTCGTCAACAGCGACCAAAATCAGATCCACGATTGCTATATTAATGAGTGCTCAGCAAATGGAATCGAGCTTACGGTAACAGCGGACAACAATCTGATCGAAGTAGGCTTCATCTTTGATTGTACTAGATCTGCGATCGAAGATCTTAATGCTGGAGGAGAGAACGCCCTGACAGGAAACTACGCCAAGGCCAATGGGGTAATTCCGGGCGCTCAGATCAATGGGCCGAATCAGGCGGCGAATACGGTATTCGCTTAACCTTAGGAGACTCGCTCTCATAAATCATTGGACGAAGAGGCCGCCGTGTGCTATATAAGAGCCAGGAGAGCGGGAAAGGATTTATGCTAGATGCTAGACTTAGTGATTCTTCTGGCTCAAGTAGGAGATCCTGCATCGCCAATAAACCCTCAAACAGTTCCTGGCGCTGTTCAAATCCCTACATGGTTAGTAATCACGGCCATCATAGGACTTGTAGCGGGGATCGTTTCGCTCTTCGGTATCTTGATGAAAGTTGCCAAAGATCACCAGAGATCCCATGAGAAAAAAGATGAAGAGCACGGGAAGACGCTAAAGGAAAAGGAAGAAGAACATACAAAGCAGTTAGAAATTATTGTTGAAAAGCTCAAAGAGCAGCATAAGCTGGATGCTGGATTCTGGCAAAAGATAGCCGATAACAAGGATCAAGAACTCGCTAATTTAGGCGCCAAGCTGGACGATCGCCATAATGAGTCGATCATACTGATGAAGGAAACAGGCCAATCGCTTAAGATTGTCGATCTAGTCATCCAGGAGCTGAGGAAAACTCAGCGCGGCTGAGGAGCTTTCAAGTGGACGACAACGACAAGATGAAGACGATGAGTGGGTATTTTGATCTGTCAGAATCCGGTATGATCCCTAGCCAGAAACTCGTCAAACAAGAAGCCGAGCGCAAGGCCGCTATGGACGAGATCAAGAACCATCGAAGAAAGGCTTTCTCCACACTGGCTGGCCGGGGCGTTCTAGTTTGCGACTCTAATCCTAGTGACCGAAAAATCATCGTCCAAAACTTGAAGAAAGAAGGATATATAGTATTCACAGCCCAGAACCAAAAAGAATGCGAGGCAATCCTATCTTCTATTCCAATTCATGCAATCATTGCAGACGTAGAATTCCCAGGCGTAGAACTCATCGGAAGAGCAAATGGAGAGACATTGAAGATCGTCATTGCTGGAAACGCGAACCTTGCGGAAATTGCTTTGGCGGGCGTAGAGAAAGTCGGATGCCTGACAGAGGCCGTTGAAGCTGTTCTCGCACACAGGTAAAAGGAGCAGACAATGCGCAAGTGGATCGTTTGGGGATTTCTACCCCTGTTGATGATCTCGGTGCCGGCCATTGCCGGAGAGGCGCCGGGCGCGGCTGAGGCTACGGACATTCCTGCTGTCGTTGGTCAAATCGCTGTCATGATTATGAAAATCATTGGCGCACCACTGGGCCTTCTTGTCACGCTACTCGTAGTGAAGCTCCTCAAGAAGGCTGGTATCGAAGTCGATGCAGATACGGAAAAATTCATTCGTAAACAAGCGGATTCCGTGATCCGTAAAGTTGATGTTTGGACCGCGAAGTTGGCAGACGAGGGGAAGAAACCCAAGAGTCATGAAAAACTCGCGAAGGGCGTCGCGCTTCTTGAAAGCATTATGAAGATATCGAAAGTTGGCAATCTAGCCCAAGAGAAACTTTCAGAGATCATCGAAGAAAGACTGCGCGCCCAGAAAGATAAAGGGCAACACAACCGGATCAAGGAGGCCGATCCCAAACCAAACCCTACGTAAACCCGAAGGGAGAATACGATGCGGAAGATCCTCTTCATATCCATTCTGTGCTTGAGTCTTACGGGTTGCTTGAACCCGTTCGCCAAGGTGGGCGAAAAGGCAGCGAGGGAGAACAGGAAGAACGTGGAGTACCTATCGAAGAAACTGACAAAATATTACAAGAAAGATCTCGACAACAAGATCCTGAACCAGGACGACTTCAACGATCGGATGGTTCCGATCACGGAAGCCCAAAAGCTGGCAGAGAAGATGGAGGCGTCGTTCAAAAAATGAGCATCTCAGAAGACCAAATCAAAGCGTTGACAGGCGCCCTGAAAACTCAGATCGTCGATGATGCGAAACAATTCATCACCAACATCAAGGATGACGACCAGGAGTTCTTCGGCGATGTTGCAAAACGCCTGGCGAAGAACTATGTCGAATTGAAATTCGGGGATGAAGACAGAAAAGCCATAGTTCAAGAAAACATTGAGGCGCTGAATCGTGGGATGGCATCCCGTGTTGCTTCCAGCGGCATAGATTTCGCGGAGCACGGGAAGGACCAGGTTATCGGGATCTTGCAGACAGTAGGCAAGACCGTACTCACGATAGCGCTATCGGTAGTGTGAGGCAGATAGATGGCAGTTATTGTTGAATGGTTCAAAACTGAGAATTCGGTCTCGTACACGATCGAGCGGAGCGATACCGGGAAGGCCGATACCTTTACTGAGATTGCTACTGGCCTTCCCGGCCTCCAATTTCTAGACCCGACAGGCGGGACCGATAAGTTCTACACAATTACAGGAGTCGATAGTCTCGGCGAAGATCTCGTATCCAGGACACCATCAGCACTATATGACGCTAAGCTGGTATGCAAGATCTTCGGCGAGGTTCTCGACGGCACTGGGCGGCCTGAGACAGAAGCAGAAATACGATTTGAGGTAAGACAGGATGATGCTCCCCAAGTAGTTCAGGGAATCATGGTCACACAAGACATGAAGACCGTTCTGACAAATGAGGTCGGGACATTCGAGATCTACATGCTGCGTGATCTCTTGGTAGAGATCTTCATCCCGAACACGCAATTCAAGGCGCTGTTCATGGTGCCAGATGAGGATGAGAAGAATTTCACGGAACTCATTCCTGATTCCGGATTCGAAACAAAGATCACGAATCCATTCTGAGGTAGATCATGCCCGCTCCGACTGGTGTTAGTATCGTAATCGACGGTGGGAATCCCACTACGAATGATCTTGACGTGATACTAACGATCGCGGCCACCGGCGCCGACGAGATGGCCTTCTCGAATAATGGTGTGGACTTTTCTACTTTCGAAGTATTCTCAACTTCGAAGGCATGGAATCTGAGCGATTTCGATGGCGGGTCCGCAGAGGGAATTCGTAGGGTCACAGTTAAAGTCAAAGATACATTCGATGATGCTGAAGCCACTGCCTTTGATGAAATCCTATTCGAAGTTCCGGAGCCCAGGATCGAATTCGGTGAGATTCCTGTTCAGAGGGCTGGAACAAATCTGCTGGACGTAAAATATATCGGATTTGAGGACTCACCGGCTGCCGCTCCCAATGTTACCCTGCTAAAGGCTGAGATCGACCTTGTAGGGGCCTTTGCGGGCGCAGAAGTGGACCTCCTGGAGGCCGTAGATGATTCCTTGACTGACGGGAGAGTTGGACTGCAATTCTCGAATGCCGGAGAGGCCAGACAGTTTGTTGCAGATCTGGATAAGACATTCGGTCAGGAAGTCACGACGGCTATAGGTAAAGTTAGACTTCAACCCCAGTTTGGGTCCAAGATTGGAGCGTTCACCGAATCAAGTCCCTTCATGATCAATACGACGCCCACGGCAGTCACGGGACTGAAAGGCAGAACTACGGTTCCCGGTAGGCAAATTCTTCTGGTCGGGGTCTTTAGGAATGCGCTCGGCGAGCTGAAAGACGCAGATTCGCTTCCAACAATCGAGAACATTGTCGATCCAAATGGTACAGACAAGCTGGGTGGAGCAACCCCGGTAACTCAGGTCACTACAGGGGTTTACAGATTCGCCTTTACGCCATCTACAGGGGATGATAAAGGGCAATGGTCATATGAATTCCAGGGCGATGTTGATGCAGTAACGCTTAATGTAACGGGATTGTTCATCGTGGCCGATCCTCCCTCAATGACGACCCCGTTGGTCGATCTTGGATGTATTGTCTTTGGCGATCTTCTAAATATAGACGGAAGCGCGCTAGCCAACAAGCCAGTCACCTTCATACACACGAATCTATCCGAACCTGAATTCCAAAATCCGACGACGGTAGGCACACAATCTATCCGCGTAGAGACCGACTCTGATGGGCATTTCGAGGTGGAGCTTCTCAGGAATAGTGAAGTGATTGTGTTTATTCCATCCATGTCCTTGAAGAGTCTCGGTAGAGTTCCAGATCAAGAAATAACTGAATATAGGAATCTCGATCCTGTGCTCGCTGCATCTTCAGTAACTCGCGATAAGTTTGGGAATCCTATAATCTAAAAAAAAGAGAGAGGGTGCCTGAGTGGGTCCTCTCTCTTGCATATTACTTAGTGTGCATCTTCAATATCTTTGAGGCACCCTTTTTGGCCTTGCCACAAATATCCTCGCCCATTTCATGGAGTGACAGAACTACCTTCGCTCCATAATATAGACACGCACCAATGGCGAGGGCAATAGTTGTAACCGTCAGGACAAGATCTTGAGCCTCTGTCTGTTTCTCAGGCGCTTCAGACCTCCGTGCCTCACCCATCGATCCCTCCTTTCCAGCCAGCATGGCGCCTTCACCGCGAAGGCGCTTCTTCTTCACTTCTGAGGGATCAACAGATCGCTGGGCTCGCCATTTGGTGTATAATTATCTTTTACCCGAATTTTGCGGAAAACTTTCGGATCTCGAAAAGCTTCCTCTTGAGCTGTTAATATTTCAACTGCTTTCGTCGTAGCCTCTCTGGTTTTGAGTGTTTGCTCGTCGATATTATGGGCCAGTTTCTTATCAAGCCGCTCGCGAACATCCAGAGCTGATCTCATGGCGATTCGGTGGCCCAGCGCCAGCTTTTCCGCGATTTCCTTCCTCATCGTACTCCTTCCCATTCCCGAACGAGACCAACGACACGCCCAGGATTTACCATACTATGGAAGGCGAGGTGCCCCTCAACCCAGAGCTTGTAGCGATTGCGACTGATTTGTTGACGTTTTGCCGCCTCTGTGAGGCCCAAATTGGCAGCATTGTTAACAGCCGCCCTCAGAACCCTGTATTTCCAGCGAATGATATTCGGCTGCTCGTTTGCTACAAGCCCAGTAACCCACTGTCTTTTGTGGGCTCTCATGACTTTGATTTTCTTCTCGTTGATTTGGAATCCTTCTTCCTGGGTGATTTTGCGAACGACATGGATTAGATGATCGGCAGCCCGCTTCTCGTTTGAAGAGAACGTGAGGTCGTCCGCGTATCTCGTATATGTCCAGCGCCTGGCGTGTGCATATGAACTGAGCTTCTGATCCAGGCGGTATGCGACGAGATTGGAGAGCGCAGGACTAGTCGGTGCGCCTTGCGGTAGGGCGTCATTCCAGGTGCAAAGAGCTGTAATTACACCGGCCACGCGCTTGTGGAATCCGATCTTCAGCAAGACTCCGTAGACTCTCGGGAATTTGATAGAAGGGAAGAAGTCTTGAATGTCCATGGAGACTACGACATTCTTGTTGCGATGGTGCCTGGCATTCATAACGATATTTCTGCTTGGGATGAATCCGAAGGCACTGTCATGATAGGGAATCTCTGCCAGGATCTGATCGAGGATTCTCCTCTGTACGGTTTTTAGTTCTTTTCGCGGCGCCGTGATCAACCGTTGTCCGCCGCCGTTCTTTGAGATTTCCCACGAGTGATAGAGGTCCAGATCCTTGAAGAAGATTCTCCTGAGAAGCCATGTGAGGACGCGATTTTTGATGCCAATCTTCATGGCCAGATCGAACGAATCGGTGAGTATGTGATTGGAATCGAATGTAAGCTTCACATCCTGACCTAAGACGAATCCAGAATATCCAGGATATTTGCAGGGTGACAGTGCATCACATCGATTCTTGCTTACTTTGTAGCAGGCGGGGTACTGTGTGCAGCTTTTGCAGATTGATGTTGCCATCCAGTTCTGACATTTCTTCGGATTCGGCTTCTTTTTGTTCCAACAGTAATATCTATTGATGCAGGCTTCGCAGATTGACTGAAATTTCGATCCGGCGATTTCGATTGGAGTATTCAGGAATGTCTTCGAGATCGTAAGTTCTTGTCCTCTTGTGCCGGGTACGGGTCTAAGGAAAGCCTTCTTTCTTATGACTTTCCCAGATTTTTTAACTTCGTACCAGAGATTGTGCACCGCTTACTCCTCCTGCCAGTCGTATAGATGAGCTGCGTGACCCATCGCTGCGATGGGTTACTCAGCTCATCATCCGTATGATGATTTAGCAATGAGACAGCAGAGGCGAAGCGCCTCCCCAGGCAGAAGAGTCGATCGCCCCTTCTGCATGGATTTACTAAGCGGCCTACTTTTCCGTACATTTTGCCGGATTCTTGTGCAACTATTTTGGGATCATCCTGATCCCAGAATAGGGGCATCAAGAATGCCTGCCTTATGATAGATTTTAATAGAGACCATGATGGCGAAACGCCACCCCCAAGCAAAAGAGTTGATCACCCCTTCTGCATGGATGTACTAGGCTTTCCAGAATCTTATACCCGCTTACGAGATTTCTCTGTGCTTACTAGGGGAAAAGATCATAACCAAGAAATCTTTTCTTGGTTATGATCTCCCGAAAGCAGACTCAGAAATTGCATCGTCATGAAGGCGAAACGCCTTCGGCTTAGTATACTAAGCGGGCCCTACCTTTCCTCTCGCTCTTTGAGCTTTGGCCGTGGTGCCGAACGAAGAGAGGCACGATGGGCCAAGCTTGGGAGGCATCAAGCGCCTACCTTTCCGTATAATCGAGATGACGACGCCGTCGCCAGATCTGATGCGTAGCATCATCTGGCGACCACGTCGTCAGCGCATGGATAATCGCCTACCTTTCCCTCTAAGAAATGTTGCCTGAACTCGGTAACATTTACTTTCAGCCTACCTTTCCCTCTTGTGAGCCCCTTCATCGTCGAGGCCCGCATCGACGATGAAGAGCTGCAAACGGGCCTACCTTTCCTGTAAAGTTGAAGATGACCCGTTGGGTGGAGCCGTCTGGCGAACCCTCAGGGTCATCTGTAGAATTCACCAGCCTACCTTTCCTTGCGTTTGTTATCAGGGCGTTGCCCGTAAGAATCGAAAGGGCCTACCTTTCCAGTAAATGGAAGACCCAGTCTGCCGGCTGCAAGCCGGTCACACTGGGTTGAGTTCAAGGCCTACCTTTCCTGATAATTTCCCTAGAACGGAGGAATATAGCGACCTACTTTCCTGAAATTGAAAGACCTGGTGAAGAGCGGCCCGCTCTTTAACCAGGTCGCGTCATTGTGAGGTAGGTAATATGATCCATGACGGCGAAACGCCGTCCCCGCTTGCGCGGTTGTACTAGGCTTTCCTGTCGGTGACCATTACTTTCCAGTCATGTCGCCTCCATCTGTCCTCGCGCCGAATGAGGAGTCCCCTGCGTTTTCCGATGCGCAGTCATACTACAAAAGTTGCGAGGTTGCGCAGCAACTCTTTGTAGGAAGACGCTGCAGAGGAAAATCAGCGGCCCCGGATATGAGGCGCATCAAGAGGACTTATGGATGGCGCAGGGCAATTGTACTTCTTGATATTTCCATGGCGCGAAAGCACGCCGACGCGCCTTGCTCGCGTCTTGTACGTCACCCTAAGTTACACTGAGAAGATGAATAAATTGGCTTGTCCGGTCATTCGTGATCGGCTCTTCGGTGTACCAAACATGCTGATGACTTCGGTCCATGACGATGGTGGCGCTTTCTGGGATCGCTATCACCGCCGATTGGGCGTCTTCGTGCTCGCACGAAATCATGATTTTGTCCTTCGATTTTCTGATCTTTTTGCAGGTGAGAGGGCCATTGTCGCCAGTTCTCTCGATCTTTTTTCCCTCGAAGTCAGCCTTGAATCTCTTAGCAAGATCGATCGCTGGATATGTTTGGACAAATCCTTTCAGGACGAATCCCGTGGCTGCTTGAAGAATATCGAGTTCTTCCTGGGCCTTGATTTCGGGATCAGTTTTCTCAAACCCATAGAATGGGCGATGCCTTAGAAGTCCGTGCATATCGGTCTTGACAGTGAGCTTCACGGGTTTTCCGCCAGATCGCCCAGCCAACGTGATTTCAATATCCGATGGATTCAGACCATGGACAGAAGTTGGAGTTGGCAATTCCCGGTCATCTCCACCCTGTTGCAGTTTCTCGTTCAGTTCCAGAACTAAGGTTTTGTGCGCATCCAGAGTCCTGAGATTCGATTCTTTCGAGAGTTTGTGCAGTTCAAAATTCTCGCTATCTCCTGCATCCAGCGCCTCTTGTATCTTCGTGTTGATTTCTTTGATATTTTCCTGGGACGCCTTCATGCGCTCGATCGCCTCTTCTTTCACGGATTTGAACATGTCAGTGAATGTTGGAGCTGGCAAGGGGATTCCTCCTTCCTAAATTTGGTTCCATATAATTATACCAGAATCAGAGGTAAGTCTACCCCTGACCTGGTAGCTTCTCGGGTGCAATCCAAGCGCCGTACTTGCTGACGTTCTGTGCCAGAGAGCCCGAAACACGTTGGAGTTTCTCTCTCTTTTCGACGCTCATGCCGGGATCGGTTCCAGCAATGGAGAAAATCGTGATGGCGTCGAACATGGTCCTGAGTGGATATGTTTGTAGGGCTTCCTTCACGGCTTCCTGCTGCCCTATCTCTAGCCGGTGCCTCAGAAAGATGGTTTCGAGGAATCCTTGAGGATCTTGCAGGCGAATCGTTTCGGTCGCAGCGACCAGATCAAGAGCGCTATCCATATTTCCCACGAGGTTTTCGACAGTTTTCCTGAACTCCTCTTTGAGATCATCTTTCTTCTGGAGGTGGGTTCTGCGAAGACCCACATATCCTGGGAGAATAGGGCCCGTTTTGATGGCTTCGCATAAAACGAACATCTCTAGGGCGATCGATCCAAGTCCCACTTCTGAGTTTTTGAAGCGTATTCCGCCCTTGATTTCCTGTCCATTTCCCAGCTTGCGAGTCACTTTGTCGCTAACGATTTGGCCGTATATGGCTTCTGGGCGCCATTCGAACCGGATCTTGTAGTCGAATTTGTTCGGAAGATATTGGAGGATGAATTCTGCGATCTCTACATTCGTTACGTCTTCGAATCTCTTGCTCAAGACCGATCGGATTTCATCCCGCCCGGAATAACTATCGAAACGGACAAACCAGATGCCTCCATGCCTCTCGGTCCATGTATTGAAATGGGCGTCCAGGCGACCGCCATCCACCTTTGTCCTTCTGCATCTGAGGAAGAAATCGACAGGGATCTTCAACTTCATACAGAGCTGGCGGATCGCAAATTTCTGAAGCGGGTAGAATGCTTCGCTCTCAGAAGGGGGAGGATCAGGTTGCTCTTGGAGTGGCTTCAGTCGATCTACTTGTATCTGGTTCAGTCGTGATTTGTGGATCAGTGCGGTTTCAGAGTTTGGATCGAGGGCAAGATCAAGGGGAGAAATATATGAATCATGAAAATATTGTGCCCTGTCTTTCATCAGGGCAAGAAGTTCGTCAGGTAAGATCGTCTTCCCGTTCAGAGCGTATTCCCTCAAGTCGCTCATTTCGAGTCTCCTGCTGTTCCAGCAATTTTTTGTGTTCCGCCTCCAGAGTATCTGTGATTGACTGGACTGTCTTCAATACGGCCACGCATTCCTCCATCGTGATACATTTGCGGAGTTGACTGAGATATTCCTTTCTCTGATAATCCAGGAATTCGAGATCGAGGTGTTCTCTTTGCAGAAGCATCGACGCCTCAATGATCCTATCGAATTCCTCCGTGAATGCAACAGTGATGCTTTCGATTGTGTCGTAATCAGCATCGTTGTATCGAGAGTATCGGGTGCTGTCCTCTTCTTCGAGGTTGAGCTTGATGATCTTCGACGCATTGGCTATTGCCAGAGCCTCGGCTTGGAGGTCTTTCGCCTCCTCGTGGATCTCTTTCGCCTTTTCGAATTTCTGCTTCGCCTTTTTGGCGACCGCCGTGGCTGTATCGATGACCTCTTGGACCCCAAGTGATTCTTTGACGATCTCTCGAATTTCCATCTTCTTGGCTTCGCAGCGCTTTCTGAGAAGGTCTCCAAGCTGGACGAATATCGATTTGAATTCGGGGAGATAGATATTTTCCATTTGTCTGACGCCCACCTTGCGCCCTCGCGGGCGCGTTACTTCTTGAATCTCCTCCTTTTCATCCATTGTCATCTCCCCCGGAAATTCCCAGAAGAATCATCAATCCAGCAACTTCTTGCGTAAGAGCGTCTCTATGTCGTTTGCATTTCAATTGGAAGTCGAGTAGATAATCGGCAAGACCGATCCTGTTAATCAGCGGATGATTGTTGTGACTCCATTTGCTGGTCAGTGATGCCTCCAGCTCCCGGTAAAATGTCGCCTGTCTCGTAGCTACTTTCAGGCGGATCTCCTGCTCTCGGTAGCGCCCCTTCATCGTGTTCTCGTCCGATTCCTGTCTCTTGACCCTCTTCTTGACTCTTTTGGCCACCATCAGTTCCCTCCAGTTCTCGTCCCTGAATCTGCGCCAGTAGTTTCTGTTTCGCCTCTTGCAGTTCAGGTGGAGTATATCCGCACTTCTTGCAGTGCTCTACCCTTGTATTAGGATAGACCACTTGGCACTGTGGGCATGTGTCGAATCCGAATTTCTCCGTCAGTGCTTCGAAGTCTTCGATCAGATTTTGCACGTCGGCTTTTACTTGTGCCGGCTTCAGATCTCGGACGATAAATGTTGGGGAGAAATAGCATTCAATCCCATCGTACTCGAAAATGAATCCGATGAGTCTTTGAGACATTTCCGTGAGAGTAAATCCGAAGTTCTCTTTCGCAAGGAAGTTGGCCAGATCGTTTGTTGCTGATTCTCCAGAGAATGTATGTTCCTTCCCGCCATGCGTGAACTTAATGAGAGGCATAAAGTCCCCTTTCTAGATTTGCCACGGTTCTCTTATACCCGGTTTATCGGGGGCAGATTGGACTCATCCAGGCGTTCGAATTCAGAGTGATCCTCTTGAACGCCATCCTCTATGACTGATTCACATTCAAGACATATGACTTTGTAAAGATCGAATAGAGGGCCGTTTTCGGTGACCTGTTTTGTCTCCACAGTTTTCTTGCAACGTGGGCAGTGTCTATTGGGCATCTTGAGCCGCCTTTGCTATGCATCCGCAGAGAAGACCTCCCTGATCATTCCTCGAATAAGCCATGTCGCAATGCGGGCAGAATCCATGCTTGAGTGCGGGCTCGACGATCCTGTAGATCGTAAATGCGCTGCCCTCGATGGCCTCACACCACATCTCCGGGTTCGTGAAACTGCGAATGCTAAATTGGAACTCATTTGTCTGAACAGGGATACCATCCACATCGACACCAATCCATACGATTGCCTTCTGGTAATGATGATGACCTATTGTGATCGTTTTTTCTTTCTTTGATGCCCAGGATGTTGCCCGAAATTCCACCTGCCAATCCGAAAGATGGAAAATCAATCTACCGTTCGAATTGATACTATTGAGGCGAAGAAGTTCGAAAACGCGAAATCGAATTGGGCTCACGATTTCGGTATCGAGATATTTCTCGTGATCATGGGCCATTAGTTCGACTCCTCGTCATCATTCCCAAATAGGCGCCCGCCGCGCCTCTTCTTGCGCATCGCATCCTCGCTGGGATCAGCGGCGCCGCCTTGATGTTGTGGCGGAAGAGGGCCACCGCCAGATACCAGAATTCCCATCCCCTGTCCATTGTTCAAATTCTTGATCGCCTCCTGCGCTTCCTGATCACAAAGCGGACACTTGCCCTTCTCCCATGCAACCACAACCTTCTTTTCCGCGTTAAAGCTGAGATGGCATGCGCCATACACGGCCTGTTCGTTTTCTTTACCGAGATTCCCGATCGACTCCCTGGCTTCGTTCCAGGTCTCGGTGAATTTGAGCTGTTGTTTCTGACCTAACTGCTGCAATTCGTCCTGCTTTTTCTGAAGCTGGATCTTCATCTCATCGAGTTCTGCGAATGCCTTGGCGATTTGTGGGTCGCAAGGCCATTCTCTCATAGGTTTTGGTTGGGACATGGGACTCTCCCTCTCAGGATTTCTTCTTCCTCTGATCGTGTTTCTTGAGAACACGATCGATTGCGTCATATTCTTGCTTATACCGTTTATATTCTGCCTGCGCGCCACGCTGGGATGCGCTGTCCATATTCTTCTGAAGAAGCGCCTTCTTGCGCCTAAGCGCAGAGACTTCCTTAAGCTCCTCCTTGATCGCCATTATCACCCTCCTCGTTCATCAGTTCCAGGCAATGTCCCGCAGCCTCCATTAGCTCGCGGATTTCTTCCATCAATCGGTTGCGTTTATTCAGTGCCCTCTGCGTCCTCGATGTTTTCTTCGGTTTGTTCCAGGGGTTCTCCAGTTGCGTTTTCCGGCGATCGATCCCAATCTGTCCCACCTTCAAACGAAATTGAATCATCTTGTCTACTTTCGTCAGATGAGTCTTCTTCGTCTTCAATGATTGTTGAATGGAGGAGAGCATGTCCAAAGCTTCCTTCCTGGTACGCGGTCTCTGTATCTTCGCCATCCGGTTCTCCAACATGCTTGAATCCAACTTGCATACCAGCGACTTCGTCCATGAGATCTTGTATGTAAGCCATGAGGGTTTTCTTCTTCGATCGCAGCTCCTTTATCAAATCCGCGCCTTCTGCCGAGGCAACAGCATTTTCGAGTTCTTTCTCCAGCGCTTCCGCATCCTCGCGGAGGGCTTCCAATTCTTCCTTCTTTTCTTCAATTTGGGTTTGGAGAATCATATCTGATCCTCTGATTCTTGCCAGGGGCGCCGGAACTCGACTTCTAAGCAATCGGCCAAATCATCTACGAATTCTTTCGACTCCCTGAGTCCCCAGCGCGTTATTTTCCGGGTCTCTTTAATGGCGAAGATTCTTGGGTAATATCTGTTTCTTGTGGGCTGTGCGGCAGCATTATATATGATGATGGAGATCTGTCTTTCAAGATCGTCCAAGAGAAACCACAATATTCGTTTCCCCAAACTAGTCTCATTAGCCAAGTTTCCTCTCCGCCTTTTGTTGTTCTGAGTTGATTCCCTTGTTCAGGTCCTGGAGCTGCTTGATTTTGTCCTCGATCTTATCGTTGATCCCGCGAATTTCAGACTGCAGCTCTTCGCGAAGAGCTTCGTGGACCGGCTGCTCCTTTCTTTCTGAATCTAGTTCTATTTGCCCAATGGCGTGCTCAACGCGCCCTCGCTCCCTTCGTAGGGACTCCAGGTCGTGTTCCATGCGCACGCGTGTCATGAGATTCGGAATCGTTTTCTCTTCTGGCGCATCGTCAATTTTTGTTTCCCGTACCTGAGCCATTTTCATCCTCCTTAAAATGGTCCCCTAGTATTATACCAGTTTCGCCGGCTAAAAAAAGGAGCAGAGCTCCTTTTTATAAAATTTGGTGGGGCGCCCAGTCATCTCCGTCGTGGGCGCCCCGGTGTGGAAGCATTGTAAACAGCTTTTGCCAAGGTGTTAGGTTAGCTTGAAACCGGCGCTCTACCACTGAGCTACCTGCCCCCTAGGCACTCTGTATTTTCAAAGTATCTAGAGGGCAGGGCGGGATTCGAACCCGCGCCTCCGATCGATGTGCAAGCGGTCATCGATTATCAGTCGAGTGCTTGCAGGTGTAGCACCTGGCTACTAGCTGATACTCCCGGATCAGCTTTCGAGCGACAGCTTCATCTTCATAAGGAATGATGACGTAGGCAGCGGCGCGCTCTATCCAATTGAGCTACCCTGCCATCTTAGTAAGGCAGGGGAAGGATTCGAACCTCCATCTACGCATTCGATGCCCGTTTAGCTTAAGCTTATGCTCGAATGCCTAGACTACCTCGTGAGAGGTATTCCGTCAAATAAGTATTCGAAAATTTGTTTCGAAATTGTGGATGTAGAGTGCTTGATCTTGTTCGCTTCGGAGCGAGCCTTCTTCACGGCCTGTTGGAGCCGATCCAGCTTCCTCAGAAGACCGATCTTCTGCTTGATCGTGATCATTCCAGAATGCCGCTCAGTGGTATAGAAGCCGACTCGAACATCCTCCTGCCATTTCTCGATCTGCGGGGGATGGTGCTCGTCGCCCTCAAACATGACCTTGTGCTGGAGTTCTTTCCTCGTGCGATACGTGATTTCGGGTTTGGATTTCCAAGTTCCAGCACCTTGCTGGCCATCCTCTTCCCATTGGTGCTTCCCATCGAGGACGGGGATCTCGTCGAGGACAGTGCGCATTGATTCGATGTGCTTTTCGAGCTGAAGAAGGAATGTCGCCGGGGCGTTTTCCAGCTTGAATCCGCCAACTTCTACGGTCGCCTGGGCTTGTGTGTTTGTCTCGCACATCTGCAACTCTGCATCCAGAAATGGTGAAAACATGTCTTGGAAGTGAGCCAGCTCTTCTCCGACAGTCAGGACCATCGGGACGTGCTCCGGCTGCTCTTCCTGGCCACCCTCTTGGGTAGGCCTATAGGTTTTCTGGTGACCGCCGAATTGATGCTGTCTGTTCTTGAATGTGGATTTCGTATTATTGAGAGCTTTGTTCCCGGTGCCCTTCACGCTTGGGAATACCGCCACAAGAGCATGCATCTCGCTCACGACTGTCCTCCTAGTGGAAAAGTGCGGGCAGGGAAAATAGATCCCTGCCCGCGTTGAATAGCTGCCTGCCCCGAGCGCAGGCAACCAGGTTAGACGAAGTTGAAGATTTCGCCGGCATTCGCCATGCCGCTTTCTTCCTGAATGTCGGCTGCGCGAATCGTCATACCATTCGAGAATTTCTTCAAGGTATCTTCGTGGTGACTTTTCCAGCCGCCGCTGTGATGAGAATACGGATCGATGATCACGGAGAAAACCGTGACTTCTTTCTCATCTCGCCATTCGATGAACTCCTTCAGCCAGCCATCGCTCACATCGCAGATACCATCTGAGATCATCACAATGTCAGCTTTCGGGTGATCATCATCAATGACCTTTGCGGCGAGATCCAGCGGCCTTTCGAAGTCTGTGCCTCCTCCGAAGAAGAATTCTGCGAAATCGATCACCTGAAAAACCGAGTAATTGTTCCAGTCGAACGTGAATACTCTGGTTTCGCTCGCGCTGCCGAAGTGGATTCCGGCAAACTGCCTTCTCTGCAAGACGCAGATCTCCAGCAATCCTAGAGCGACTGCCTTGGCCCAAATCTCGGGTTCGCCGCTCATTGAGCCAGAATTGTCAATACATGTGACAATCGGTCCCTTTGTTTCCTTCATGCGATCGCGTAGCGCAAACTGAAGGACCTCTTTCTTGAGGATTTTCTCGTAGAGTTCCAGCTTCAGAGACGGATGGCTCATCAGGCTGAGTTCCGAATCCAGCATCCGATCGATATTGTCTCCAGTCTCGACGGAGTAGATTTCCTCGGCTCCCTTCTTGACTTTGGTTCTCTGCGTGCTGACGGCCAGATTTTTGAACCGGCCAACCAGTTTGGCTAGCTGCCGCAGTTTATCGGATTTGTGGATTCTCTTTGCGAGCTTGATCTTGTCGCTGTGCGTGAGCCGCTGAGCCGTTCCCGCCCCGGTCCCCCAGGATAGTACGGCCTCTTCCATTTCGCGGCATTCTTTCGATGCTCCCTGTAGTGCGTCCTTGATGGCCTTTCCCAACTTTTTGGGATCTGGCTTTCTCTTCTTCGGGTCGTCGGGTGGATCGCCCTTCTTGCGTCTCTGGCGAGGCATCTTCTTTACATCTGGGAGCATATCCACCACGCCTTTTGTCAGCGTAAGTGTTGCGAGAGATGCGTTAAACTCGTCGAGCTTTGTGAAGGACCTGAGTTTTTTGTACGTGTCGTCGTCCAGCATGCCTTTGATGATCTCCCAGTTGGTTTCCCAGCCGGGCTTCATCTGCCTGGACGGAGTTTCTCTTGGTACGTTTTTGTAGAGAGCGTCGAAAATGTCTTGATGGAGATCAGGAAAGGTTGGATATTTTGCCTTGTGTTCCTTCTCCTGATCCTTCAGATCCTTCGATTGCCTCTTGACGCTCTGGAACTGGAATTCGTCGAATCGATTACATTCGATCGCATTCTTTTCGAATGTTTGGCGCTTCTTGCCGCGAATTTTGACTCCGTGGTCTTCTACGTTGGACGCCATAGTCTACCTTTCTGGTAGCAGTCCCTCATTTTCTCTCGTGGAATCTGATTCTCTGGCTTCACGGTCGTTTCTGGACAATCTCTCAGCCAGTGCCAGGCTATTTTCTCATAAGGGTCATAATTTCGGAGAACCTTTCCATTTCTTCCCCAAATCAATGGTTCACCCCGGCAACTGGTGATTGGGATTCGTAAACTTGCCTCATCCATGGCTCCGATGAAATACATTCCGCAACCACGAGGATCTCCGCGATTCAGTTTGGCAAGTCCCATGGTCTCGTCGAGCTCTAAACAATAGATTCTCTTTCGTCCTGATTGGCCGGTGACGAAGCGAACCGTGTTGCCTATTCTTCCTATACCATAAATCCAGCGCTTATTGCGCAGGGGACCGAGGGCGGAATTGAAGTATCGATGCTTGATCGCGGATTCTTCATATTCACGGAAAATGTCCCAGGCAGATACTCGCAGCAGAGCCGTCCATGGATCGACGACATCTTCCCATACGTAAGAGGCGAGATAATCGGGAATGCGACGCTTCTTTTTCTTGTCCGTTCCACCCCAATGGCGCTTCGGCCAAACGCTCCGTGCTTTCTGAAATAGCCGATAGTAGTCGCATTTGAATACATGGTCTTCCCCGCGATAGCGTATTTTCGCAGTCCAGGCCCCATCCATGCTAAAGTGCAAAGGTCCAATCTGATGAAATACTTCGACGATCTCCTGATCGTCCATACGGGTTTTGGTCCTAAGCCTCTTCTGCCGAGCAGCATGTTGGCGAAGCTCCTTATTTGCCTGCTCGATCTTGGACATTGTGTCTTTCAGAATGCGCTGATCCCTTTGGTTGTCCGATGCCTCCTGAATCATTTTGTCTCTTTGGGCAGATAGAACCTGAACGTCAGCTCTGGAGATCTCTATGTTGCATTGGCATCTTTCGAATTCTATTTCTCGGGCCTCGCCAATCTTCATGGACCTCTCCCCAGCAAAAGAAAATGGGCCGGGACAGATTTCTCTGCCCCGGCCCTCGCCAGTTATCTTTTCGCCGCCGCCTCCCTCGCCATCTTGAGGAAAGGCGTTGGATCGACGCCGAGATGCTCCGTCACGATCTCCGCCTGCATGAGCGTGACCTTATTGAGCATCTCTTCGTACTGAGCCGTGGGTTTCCCTCTTTCCTTGACTTGTTTGATGAGGTTTTTCATTGTGTCCTGCATCTGTTTCAATTTCGCGTTTGCTTCGACGGCTCTTTGGGCGCGTTCCGTGCCATCTTTGTGCTTGTAGACAGCATCGCGCTCCTCTTGGGCCATTTCGAAGTGTGAGATGATCTGTTGTTTGATCGGATTGACGCTCTGGAGGACCGCATCCCGAACGTCCTTCATTTCTTTCCCTGGCGTGCTCCACATGCAGTGCTGGAGAATTTCCAGGTCTTCTTCTTGGACCTCATCTCGTCCGTTTATCCAGGCTTCCGCTCTGACGATCCCGAAAGCCTGTTTCCATCTGCGGTTCGAGTGCTCGATCCCGACTTCTTTGAGTTCTCGGCGTAGCTCGATGAGCTTATTGATAATTGAATCGTCGGTTTGGACACTCAGGACGGATTTCTGGGCTTCCATCAGTTCGTCCAGCGTGACGACGGTTTTGTTGGGACTGTATTCGAAAGTGAGCAGAGTCGCGAAATTGCTCGGCTCTCGGATATTGTTCACGAGATACCGAAGCATAATCCTGTCATAGAATGCCCTGGTCTCATCCTCCGGCGTTTCATTCGAGGCGCCAACGATCGTCTGCGTGACGGCCTTGTATCGCCGGCCATTCATCATGTATGAGCGCTCCAGGGCAATGTCAAGGAGCTTGTTCAGGGTTGTGCTGTTGGATTTGAAGATCTCATCGAGGAATGCGATATGGCTTTCCGGAAGCATCCCATCGGGATTTTTCTCGAAGATGATATGTTTGGTGCCGTCCTCGTCTACGGATTCTCTGATGACGCGATCGCTGACGAGGATCTCATCCGGCGACAGGTCGCGGGCCATCAATTTGTGGAAAAATCGGGCGCCCTTGATTCTGTTGCAGATTTCTTCCGAGATCATCGACTTGCCGGTTCCCGGAGGGCCGAGAAGAACGACGTGGTTCTGCGTGAGCAGCGCCAAGACAATCCCGTGAGAGGGTTCTGGATTTTCAAGAAGTTCGCACTCTTCCTCGATACGTTGGAATTTCTCGTGCAATTCTAAGGTTGCCGCTTCAGTCATCGTGCTCTCCTGGATTGCTTTTGCTTTCGTCTATGATTGACTCGGGTCCTGAGGCCCCACATTCCATGCAGTCTGTGACTTCTTGAATTTCGAGTTCGGAATCTTGTATCATTTGATCCAGGTCCACTGTAATGAGATTTCCAGATCCGTCTACAATAATTTCGACTTGTGCAGTCGCAAGAGCTTTGAATCTGGATATATTTCCGCACACCAGACACTTATACCGACTTTCCATATCGTTTGGCCTCGCGCTCTTACACCTCTTCGATAACTGTGCGGACGCGCACCTGCGGCCCCAGTTTGTAGATTGCAACCTCCTCATTGGCTTCGGTAGCGATGGCACCAATATCTTCGGAGAAATCTTCGGTTCCATCTTCGATGATATGGCATTTATCACCGGCAACGATGATGAGCCTGCCAGTATCCTGGAATTTCTTGCCGGCCTTTTTCTTAGATTTCTTGCTGGTTTTCTTCGAAGTGGCTTTTGCGGTCTTTTTCTTGGGCTTCTTGTCAGGTTCCGTAGGAAGTTCGCCTTCCCAATCGGGATGCTTTCTCCCCACATGAATTTTCAATCCCCGAAGTGAATTTCCCCCGCCGTCGCAACCCTTAACGGGGCACTTATAATCATATCCCTCGTCATTGCTCGCCGTCACGTCAGTTCCCTCCTGTTGAGTTTCTGTGTTGGCCTCAGGTGATTCCTCGGGCTCGGGATCGTCTTCAGGCTCGTCCTCCGGCTCCTCAGGCTCTTCAGCAGGAGATTTATCATCATCCGGTGGAGTATCGGCCTCACTGTATGCCTCGTCGGCATAAGGGCCTGGCTCAATCTCTGTCTCCGGAGAAGGATCATCGTCTGGATCTGGTTGGGTCAGTTCTAATTCGTCGGCATCTACCACGCCGCCACCGCCATGAGTATCGGGATCATAGTCGTCTTCGTGAGAAAGACGTGGCTCCGTGACTGGGGCCAAAAAGAAATCCCGACGTTCCTGCCAGGCGCTTTCGAGATGTGGCTTCCCTCGAAGAGCTTTCGGCGCAACTGCATCTAAATGTTCGATTGGCACTGTCTTGATCTTTGGGCACCAGTTTACGATCTTTGGCTCGCACGTTGAGAGACACGCAGCGACTGGCCTTGCAAAATCGCAATAAGGACAGTCGATCATTATGTCCCCGCTCTTGCCTGTCTTCATCACAGAAGTCTCAGGCAATCCAGTAATTTCGCCCATCCAGTCTTCCTCCTTCGCGTAAGAGGTGTAAGTACAGTAAGCCCCAGTATAGATTCTTATACCAATATTTTCAATGGAATTTTCATTGACAGATTCCTCTGACTTTCTAGAATGTCTCCTAAGTGATTAGACTAACTATACTTACTACGAAGCGTAAGAATAGTAAACTCTCATGGGAGGTAAGCCGATGAGCTTCATGCAAGGGATTATCGACGCGCAGGACGACATTGCCGCTGGAGCGCCGATGGCTCGTGAGGATACTGGCTACCTCCGAAATCTTGAAGTGAATATGGAGCCAGACAAGCTCCCAGATTCCGCGTTCGCGTTGAATCTGATCACGAAGACGGGGAGTGTGATCCGGAAATATCCGATTCTCACCCCCGATGATACCGCCCTCTCAGTCTGGTATTTTACCAAAGTCGCCCAGGAACGTCTACCGGAGAAAGTCCGTAGAATCGCCGCTACATTTCTCAAGGCCGCATGTGAGGCCCATGGAGTCAGTCCTACGGGGATGATTCATCGGTGGGCAGATCCAGCAATTAAAGACAATTCTGTTGTCTTGGGCGAGACAGACACGGGGATTCCAACTCCTCATGTGAAGCTGGCGAATGACGACTATGCTCTTATAACAGATTCCGGCGAGAAGAAATACCCCATCAATACGCCGATTCTGGTGAAGACGGCTGCCAGGTATTTCAGGGAGAATTGGAAACAGATCACACCTGCTTGGCGCCATCAGATGGCCGACAATATAACAAAGAAGGCCGGCGCTCTCAGCGTAGAAATTCCTGTTGAGGACGCCCAAGTTCTGGAGAAATATGCTTCGGGAAGATATTCCAATGTTCTGCATGTGGCCATCAATGAGCGCAAAAACGCCTTGCAACATGATGATATGGCCGTGCAGATTCTCGATGCGCTCTTCGAGAAGCGTGCCCGCATGGAGCCCGCAAAATTCGCTCAGTCCTTGGAAACATTCGATCAGATGTACGGCCTAAGCGATTACTGGGACTCCACGATCATTGATCCCTACCAGAGCACGTTCGGCGGAATCAAGGTAGAGAAGCCCATCTACGTGGCCGGCAGAGCCGTCTATCGCGATAAGATCGCTGCTCTGGCCACCGACGAGAAAGTTCTAAAGCACCACTTCAATTCCGATTTTGTCGAGCAATTCCGTAAGGCCCCGATCGAGGTATTCCAGAAGTTGGCCACGCCCGATCAGGAACTCATGCTCGTTCTGATCGACGAGAAGGAAAATCGTAGGTGACCGTGATCGAGAAGATCGCGTATGTGGGCGGCAAGGGCCCCAAATTCAAGGTCTTGAGGGATGGCCGCGTAAATCTCGATCCGGAAGAACGCGCCTTGGTGATGAAGCGCAAGGCTGTCTGGCACATGAACGGTGGAGGTCCAAGCTCAGCGGTATTCAAGTCGAATGTGAAGGGGAAAACCTGGTACACGACTCACACGCACAGAGCCTATAATGTGACCCCCACGCTGAAGGGAACGATCAACCGCTTCCATAAATTCATAAAGGGCACATCATGAAGATGATCGAGAAGATCGCTCGCGAGATGCCGAGCTTCACTAAGCAAAAGCGACCTGCCAAAGTGAAAGAGATCTACCGTGCGCTCAAGCGGGAGCACCCCGAGATGCCAGCAGCCATGAAAGCTCGCATCGCCGGTCGCCAGGGCAAAGTCGGAAAACAAGAAGTTGGACCTCCGTACACGGCTCCACTAAGTGGAAAATGACGACCAATGAGAGCCGAACTGGTGATAGAGCCGCTAGACACCACTGGACGGATTAAATCTGCCGACGAATGTTTCATCGAAGCATTCCATAGTCCCGGTGCGAACGGATCTGTCAGAAAACTAGCCGCAGTCCAAAAGCCAGATTCGTGGGAAGCGGGTAGGCCTCCGGGATGGTACTCCCAGACTCTCATCAAGAAATACGATCGGCTCTGGTTCGAATGGGAGCCAGAAACTCTCTGGTCCACGATCGAGAAAGATTTCAATACCGCAGTTTCCGAACTGACGCGGAACAAGATCAACGCCGCGAAGCTCATTTACCTGACGGATGCATTCTGGAAGGAGTGGCATGTCTTCGAGAAAGTAGTTCAGGCCTTCACTGATCACATTCCCGACTTCTTCTCCGTAGAGCCTCCCAGCCCGGCAGAGGTCGCATGGGGCGTTTACGAAGTCAACCGGATGCGACCCAATATCACATTCTCCGAGGAAGTCGCAAGTTACGTTCAGGGGATCTGCAAGGAGGCAGGACTCGTTCTCTTTCCCGAAGAACTGGAATTCGCACAGCCGAAGCCGTTGGGAACGCTTGCGGCTGACGTGAGGGCCGGATGGCAGATGATCAAAGAGTTGAAAGAGATTGAAATCGTAGAGAATGAGATCGGCGTGAATCTTGTAAGATTACAGGCCATCCGTGCTTACGTGGAGGAGCAGTTCAGTGAGCATGAATGACCAGATAATCTCTGGATTCATCGACGAGATCGAGAAAGTCGCCCGCCTCACGGGAAAAGATATTGCTCGTGGAGCTGCTCTCGGAGCCTTGACTGGCATAACAGTAGGAACAGTCAAGGGTTATACAGAGAAGAAACTTGAAAAGAAACTTAAGAAAAAGTACGGGAAAAAGAGTGAGGTTCCTTGGGCAGCAGCCAGAGGCGTCACAAGCGCAGGAGCGGGTGCTCTTTATGCCTTGGCGCCACTGATTGCACTTGCTAAGATGAAGAAATAGCTATGGCTGATCAAAGCCAATTCAATCTCGTCCGGCGTCGGGGTAATTTCAATTACCCTAGCCCGTACTTCGATATTTCCTCTACGTATGTTCCGCCGTCAGTCAAGGAACTGTTCAAGTGGTGCCGCTTCTTCTTTTACTCCCATTCGATCATTAGTCCGATTATCTACAAGATTTCGGAATATCCAATCACAGGACTGATCTATCAGAGCGTCGAATCTGATCAACCCCTACCTGAGCAGGCTAAGAGCAAATGGAAGACGCTGCTTGAGAGCACTCTTAAACTGAAGTCCAGACAGATCGAGATTCTTCTCGATTATAATACCTACGGCAACGCATTCCTTTCGATCTTGTATCCGTTCAAACGCTATCTTGTCTGCGAGAAATGCGATACCAGATCAGCCATTGAGAAGACCTCCTATAAGTGGAAAGACCTGAAGTTCTACGGAGAATGTCAGAAGTGCAACCAACAAGTCGAATTCCAGATCAACGACGTAGAAGTCAAGAATAGATCGCAATGCCGTCTTATTCGCTGGAATCCGTTCAATATAAGTATCGATCACTGTGGACCCACGGATGAACGAGTCTATGTATACAAAATCCCGTCCAAGGACAAGAAGTCCATTATTGCCGGGAAGAAATTTTGGATTGAACGCGCTCCATATGTCTTCATTGAAGCTGCGCGAAAGAACCAGGATATCGAACTAGATCCGAACAATCTATTCCACTTCAAGCGTCCTTCGATCGCCGATAATGATATGGGATGGGGAATGCCGATCGTTCTCCCTGTCCTGAAGGACGCCTATTGGCTTCAGATTCTACGTAAGGCGAACGAGGCGATCAGCCTGGAGCATATTGTCCCGTGGAGAATTATCTTTCCTGCGGCCAACGCAGATGCATCGCCTTATGTCAATCTGAACCTGAATTCTTGGAAGAATCAGATCGAGAAGGAGGTCAGGCGTTGGCGCCAGGACCCGAACCATATCTCGGTCATGCCGCTCCCGATCGGGAATATCAGCTTCGGTGGGGATGCCAAGCTGCTTCTGGTTTGGCAGGAAGAGAAACTTATGCAAGGCCAAATCGCAGGTGGCCTTGGAGTTCCTCTCGAATTGGTATTCGGCGGACTCACGTGGTCTGGATCATCGGTATCACTACGAGTGCTAGAGAATCATTTTCTCACAGATAGGGAATTGCTCGATGAATTCGTCAACGAATTCCTGATCCCGCGCCTGACGCGATATTTCCGGCTGCCGAAACTCAAAGTCAAGATGATTGAGTTCAAGATGGCCGATGATGTTCAGCAGAAACAGTTGGCCATGCAACTCAATCAGGCAGGGAAACTATCAGATACAACTCTTCTTGGCCAGTCGGGGTTCGACTTCGATGATGAAGTAAAACTCAGAAGGGCCGAGCAAATTCAGCTTATTGAGATGCAGAGAAAAGCCCTGATGCAACAGGCCGAACTTCAAGGAATGACACAGGTTGTCGGAGCCAAATACCAAGCTGTTGCTCAACTCGAAATGTCACGAGCGCAAAATGTGGCGAATCAGGAGGCCATGGAGGGGCAGTATGAATTCCAGAAAGGCGTCCAACAGGAACAGCAACAGCAGGCCACGCAGCAGATAGCCATCGATCAGGCGCAAGGGCAGCAGGGCCAGGGGAAAGGCCAACAGTCGGCAGTTCCCATGGCACAAGGTGGTGTCGTCTCAGGACAAAAGCCAGGACAAAAGCCAGGGCAGAAATCAGATCAGAAGCCGGGCCAGATGCCGACGGTAAATACCATGGATATGGTTCGCTCCTGGGCACAGGGATTGATGTCACTACCAGAGGAACAGCGTGAGATGGCGCTCGGTTCCTATGAGCAAGAACACCCTGAGACAGTCGCGCTGATCCGTCAATTCATGAAGGAGATGTTGAAGCAGACGGCAGACATGAGACCAAACCCAGAAGTAAAACCTCCAAGAAGAAAGAACACAACAGTCTAGGGGCAGAAAATGGCACTACATACAATCCCGACAAAGCAACTCGCTCCAGAAGTTCTGGAGGAGGGAGAAGATGCGGGCGGTCTCGGCTCGGGAGCTGCAACTGTTGGACAACTTCTTGAGGCGGACGGAGCAGGCGGCACCTCTTTCGAGGATATTGTAGATCACAAGGCTCGTCACGCTTCCGGCGGAGCGGATGCCTTCCTCGCGACGGACCTTCTTGAGGGGGTTGTCAAGCGGATTCAGACGACGACCGGACCGACGATACTTGAGGTGGGTGCTATCGCCCTAGATGAGACGCTGGTCCGTGGACCTGGAAATACGATTGTCGGCAGCCCGCGTATAGCAGAGAACCTCTTTCTCAAAGCTCGCAACGAGACGGTCTCGATCATACCGAAAGATAAACTCGTTACCCCTATTGGTTTTGACGTAGGAACAGGCCGGATATTGGTTGATCTGGCCGACAAAGATGATTCTGGGAAACGTCCGGCAGTGGGCATCACGACTGAGCCCATTGCCGCCAGCGGCGGCGAAACCGATCTCCTTCTCTCGGTGGGGACTGCCGTTGGCTTAAACACGTCGGCCTTTTCTGTGAACGATCAGTTGGTCTTGGGCAATGCTGGCGCGCTTTCTCGACCGCCGCCTGAAGTGGACCCCTTCACGGGAGAAATCCAGCTTATCGGGCAGGTGACACGTGTTGACGGATCAGACGGCCAAGTATTTGTCACTCTTTCTGCCGGACTATTGCCCACCACGGCTGCGCAGTTTTTTGCGACCAAGGAAATCACGCCGACCGGTGCTGTGACCGGTGGCGATGTCACGAGGGCATCGCCGCCGAGTCTAAACGTGGCCGTCGCTGCCGGGGAAGGTTTTGTCAACGACGATACTATGGCATCCCCCTTCCGTGTTGTATGGAGTTCTGTTTCAAGTCTCGCCCTCACAGCCAGCGATACGAACTTTATCACTGTCGATAAAGATGGCGTGGTGGCCGCCACCGTCAGCCCGCCCAACGAAGAAGACGTTATCATCCTTGCCGATGCGATCACCGATGGTTCGTCGGTCATTTTGTTGGCCAGTCACCGAGTCCTTTTGCAGGAGCGGTCGGCAAAAGCCCACGTATACGCGCAAGAGGTCATTGGCAATATAGTAGTCAGTGGGCTCATTACGACTGAGAATGCCGGCACTGATCTTCGTTTGGATGTTGATCTGGGAACCTTTTATACCCATGATTTCAGGGTCACCGTCCCGGCAACCGCCCCGATCCTCTTTACGTACTGGCATCGAGATAGCTTCGGCGGTTGGACACAGACGGCTGGTTCTACCCTAATCGATCAGAAGTGGGATGACGACTCAGGCACATTGGTTGCCTTGACTGCGGGTGAGTTCAAGAAGGATTTGCTATTCGTCATCTTCACGGCGACGAACACTGTCGAGTACCACGTTTTTCACGGTCAGGAAGTTTTCTCCTCTCAGTCGGAGGCCGAAGCGGGAGCCATTCCGGCAGCCGATTCGGACGTGATAGACAACGGCGTTCGATCCGGTGGGCTCGTGGTTGAAGGAGTCGTTGCCGCATCCCTAGCCCTCGTTTCTATCGTCGATCATCGGCCATTCCTCGGACAATTGGCACCGGGTGCCACGGCGGTGACGGACCACGGTCTTCTGAGCGGATTGGCTGATGACGACCATACTCAGTACCTGCTGACCAGCGGAAGGACGATGACTGGCGATCAGAATATGGGCGGCAACGCCATTACCAACGTCGGAAACGTCGATGGTGTGGATGTTAGCGCCCACGCAGGTCGTCACGAAAATGCCGGCGCGGACGAAATTAATGTGGGCGGCTTGTCAGGTGCCCTGGCCGACGATCAACCGGCCCAGGCCCATACCTTGGGTGGCGCCAAACACACTGCTGACACAATAGCAAATGTCGATGCGAAGGTGTCTGATGCGACACTCGTTGCTGAAATCGAAAACACAACTACAACTACCACCGGAACGCCGTTCAATATCGCGACCATCGCCATCCCTGATGATACGGTCGTCCTGATCGAAGTTAGGATTGTGGCACGACGAACCGATTCAGCCGGGCGAGCCACGTACATTCGCCATGCAGTGGTTTTTCGGGAAGCTGCCGGTGTGGCGACTCTTGAAGGCGCCGTGGATACACCATTTACCAGGGAATCCACTGGTGATTCAACTTGGGACGCGACGATATTGGTTGACGGCGGCAACAATGCACTTATAGAAGTTACTGGACAGGGCGCTAAGACAATCAACTGGAAATCTCTCCATCGAACAAGGCAGGTAAGCTAATGAGTATTACGGGATCTACAGATCAAGGCGATGGGCGCAGAGACGTAACGGTCGATCATGACCCGCGTTCGACGGCTACTGACGTTCCCGCTGGGTCAGTCATTCTCTACGTCGGATCGCCCAGCGGCGATTTGTGGACGGGGTGTCAGTTCGTCAAACTGGACGACGGCGCGACGACCAATGTTCATTATGTTGGCGGGCGCCCAACACTGTCCGGTAGTTGGGACCTCACTGCGGGTACACCCGCCAATAAAAACATCCCTGACGCCAAAAAAATCAAGCGTATCACCCGTGCTCGGTTTTGGATCAGCCAGAGCGGATTCGACGTAGGAACGAACACCGCTACTCGTATTATACTCCAATTTTTTAATACTGATGCTTTTACTCATGCCGAACTTGATACGGTTGGCGAAGTGGCACTTATTAAACAATATGCTGAGTTCCAGTTTGCAAGCCAGGATGTTTTCGTGAACATCAACAATGGTGTTGGTGCCTTCGACATTGATTCTACGGCCTCGTTTGTAGTTGAAGACTTAGTGCGAATCCACGATGGTACGAATTGGGAGTTTCAGCGGATCGATGATGTGACGGACGCCGATACGTTGAGCATTTATAACACTATCCTGAGGGCTGACGGAGATCCAGTGTGGTCTGCTGATGACGATGTTACGCGCGTATTGGAGATCCGAGACCTGGGATGTAATGATGAAGACTACTCTGACGAGATCCATCTGCGCTTACTCCCTCGCACCGGCGACAACAATTGTCGCCTGCATTATTGGATCGAGTATGAAGGAGCTGCCTAATTTTACCTTGCAAATACTGTGCGGCTGTGTAGTATGAGGCTGATATGGCTAGATCCGTTTCTGTTAGGAAAATGTCAGGTGATGTTCGAATCCTGAAGCTCTGCATGGATGCGAAGGAAGATCGCCAGACATACGAGAAGATCAGGAACGATACGAACTGTGAGATTATTGATAAGCAGTATTTTTCGACGCCGAAAGGAGTCGTTTGGGCAGTTGTAGAATATCGAGATCAGAAGACCGAAACCCAGTCGCCGGAACAGGTTTCCGGTGGCGTCTCTAATGAAGAGGAGGAATAATCATGGCCCTTATTCAGAACAGCAGCGGTGGTGAAATTCGTTTGTCTCGGGTGGGCAAGATTGGTCCTCCTAAACTCGAAGGCGTCAATATTGCCTTTGATGATACTGAGACGGCAACCGTCCCGGATGATTTTCTTCGTAGTGATGGAATGGTCGCGCTGGTGGCTGCCAATGACATTACAATCCTTCAGTTCGGCGCGGGAGATGAGGTTGTCGAGCAGGAATCGCTACACCGATCTGCGTACAGTATATCCTTGGATAATACCCCGGCTGATATTGCCAACATAATGGTCGCTGCTGTCGATACTGGAGGTGCCGAAACCTACGATTTCAGCAACCCGGCAAATCGCAGCCTATCTATGGTTCTGAATGGAATTTCTGTTACCCACACTTTTGTAAGTGGGGATTTTTCAGATCAGGCCGCTGCGACGGCTGCCGAAGTAGTTACGTCATTGGCCGGGAACGCGGCGTTTGCAGCAGAAGCGGCTGCTGATGATAATGCCGGATCGATCCGTGTAACAAGCCTTGCGTTTGGAACGAGCAGCAACATTATCTTCAGTGGAACCGCGAATGCCATTCTTGCCCTCTCGGTGACTCAAGTCGATGGGACCATTGCCCCGAGTCTCGTCCAGGTTCTTGTCAAGGATTCTCGCGGGAATGCGATCCAGGGCGTGGACGTTGTCGCTGGCATTTGGGATACTGTAACCGGTGGAAGCCTCCTTGCTGACACTCAGATCCAGGAAGCCAGCAAGGGCTCGATCAAAACCGGGAAGTATACCAATACGGCCACGTTGACGACAAGTTCTACTGGCGAAGCTGATGTGGAAGTCGCATCGGATATTTCCGGGGCCGACAGCCTTTTCCTTGATCTGGCTGCTCCGGCTGGTTTCTTCCTATCCGTTTCGGATAGAAAGGGAGTGGATAGCAGCAGAGAGCAGATCGACAAGAGTGCGTAGTAAAGAAAAAGGGGTGGGGAGGATTACTCCTCCTCACCCTCTTCTTCTTCTGCTGTCACGGGTCTCTCGAAGAGACGCCACAGTCTTCCCGGAATATAATGCGGTGGGACCTCTCTTTCTTCCTGGGTTGGTTCCCAGAATATCACATCATCTACCTGGCCGTAGGTGTGAGTTACATAGGATCGGTCGCCATTTTTGAAGTCGCAATAAGAGACGAGCGCCTCGGGATGATTGGGATTGCCCAAAACCTGTTTAGATGGCTCCGATCTCAATTTGAATAGATGGGTTTTCGAAACCCAGCATCTCATGAGAAGTGCGTAGGCTCTGGAATCCATCTCACGGACCATCATTTCCATGGCGGCTTGGAGAAGATCAGGATCGAAGTCGATCATGGCCTGGACGTTTATCATCCGGCACATATCAAGGCCGTCTTTGACGTACCAGATGTAGAAATATGGGGCGACGTACCTGTTTTTGTTCATCTCGTCCTGGCCGAGTTCCAGGGTAATCTTATTGAATGCCCTGGGATCAATGCAATTATGGAAAAGGCTCTTGTCGGCGGGAACATCTTTTGTTTCAACGTGAATATGTTGCGCGACGGGGAATCTTTTGATAAGATTGCTTACTCTCGTGTAAGGAACACCTTGTGAAAAATCCATGGAATCCTCCCGTAGTAGACCTAGATAAGATCGCCGATGAGAATCTTATACCAAAAGGCGATCCCTGGTTGCACGTTCTTTTTGCTGCCGATGATCTCCACAGCCTGCTGAAACTTGGTATAGCCGATATGGATCGGCTCGTCTACGGAATATATCAGAATCGGGATCATGCGGAGATTCCGTGGCATGAGCTTGTTGGGCCAATCGAGGCGCAGCTCTACCATTGCGGATATCAGGCAGTCTGCGGCGGGAGGCAGTATGCTGAATCGTTCCGGACGGATCATACGAAAGTCGCACAGCTCCTCGATTGGAATTATCGAAAAGACATAGAAGAAATGATTACGGGCATGGGATACCCAGCCTCGAAGAAGACTATGGATATTGTTCACGAGGCTCTTGGAGGCGCTCAGGCTCCTCCTATCCACGAACTGAATCAGCTCATGGCATTCGAGCAGGCGAAGGCAATCGCACGCACGGTGATGATGAATATCTATGTGAAATCCGCCCTGCGCAAGTGGCAGGAAGACGGAATCACAAGAGTCAAACGCATGGAGATGCGGGACAAGAAAACATGCCCGATTTGCAAAGCGCTAAACGGAAAAGAGTACGAGCTTGCTGATCTCATCAATTTGGTATATCCGTTGACGAACGATAGCCATCCTTCCTGCCGAGGGACCTTCATTCCGCTGATCTCTCTAGAGACCTACGATCCGAAAGTTCGTGAGATTCCGCTGGCCGTGGATTTCTCCGTTAGTGGAAACACGGCCAAGAATGTTCCCCTCGAAGTCAAGCCATGGCTCTACAGCTTCTTGAGAAAGCTCAAAGGACCGATCAGCGTGGAGTTCGATCCTACGATTACTGAGTCTTACACGTGGGGTCCTTTCGAGATCAGGATCAACCCCGATGCCCTGGAAGACGAAGACGTGCGCGAGATCATTCTGGAATCCATTGCACATCAGATCTGGCCCACTTTCGAAGATAAATTCATCGCGGAATATATTCCGCTGATCCAATCCGGACTGGCGCATCCATCGAAGAGCTTTTCTAACAACAAAGAGTTATTCATCTATAACTACATCGCCCATAGGATGGGACAGGACCCAGATCCCTTCTCCAATGCCTGGTGGCTCCAAAACGTAAAATAATGGGGTGGCCAGACAGGTTTCCCAGAATCCGACCACCCCTCTGGTGAGCAGTCAGAATCGATCTGACTACTCATCCCCCCAGAGGAGATAGAGAGAAATATATCCTCAATCCATCTCCACTTTGCTTATACCTAAAAAGAGAGGCGAGATGGCATAGCCACCCGCCTCCCTTTCGCCGAGAGTGGACACAAGCGCTACGGGCGCGGTGTCCTGGAGGAAATCCATGTAGGTTTCAGTCTTTTGGTGATCGAGCGATAATTGAAAGGATGGCCAACACGAACTGGACTCCAAAGATGAACATATTGTTTACTCCCCAATTGGGACCTTTTCGTCAGGAATCAATTCGCAGAATCCAGTAAAAACCTGAACTAGGCGAGGTAATCCATCTTCATTCATCTCGCCAAACCAAAGATCCACGTGTCCTCTGAAAACACCGCCACACGCCTCGTTGCGGATGATGACACCCATCTTACCCTTGAGATCCGGATGCTTCTCCTCGCCATCATCCGGTACGCCTCGGTAGATCATGAAATCCCGAATTGTCATCACCATGTGAATTCTCCTGGCGAAATTAGTTTATGAAATAGCGCGAGCCACCTGGATGATCCAGATGACTCGCGCTACCCGAACCAGGAGGCGCTTGCGGGCAAAGGGCTCTAGGCCTGCTTCTTGTTTTTTTCGCCTTCTGGGGGGGGTGCTGCTAGGCAGCCTTCTTGCTCTTCTTCATCTGTTCGACGGTCTCGCTGAGGCTCTCGAAGGAGTTCTTCAGGCCTTCCGCCAACTCGGCGAGATCGGTGACCGTCTTGTGCAGATCGGGCTGCTCGCCCTTGCCATCGGTCTCCGTCTCGGTCGTACCCTCTTCCTTCGCCTTCTCGGAGGAGGTCCAGTCGGCCACCTTGTTCGCGACGTACTGGACACCCTTGGCGGCGCCCAGAACACTCAGGTAGATGGCGCCCCCGACACCGGCGACGATGGCGAGGCCCAGGCCGGCTGCGGCGCCCGCCTCCGCCACTTCACCCGTCATCTCGAAGAAGCCGATCTCAGCCGTCACTTTCCCCTTCTCGTCTCGAATCTTCATGGTTTCTCCTCCTTTGCCATGACAATGATGTGTAGGCAAGCCCTGCACCGTGCAGGACTTACAAGACTACACTTCTCTCGGTACTTTTCTTATACCGGATTTGGGCGTTGATTTTCTTGATTGTAAACCCTTACCATATATAATTATATCCGAATTCCACCACCCGAGAAGGTCACGAAATGCTCGACTTCGAAGCTCAGGCTAGGAACAGCGAGAAGAGTCTCGTCGCCGCCATCAAGGCGATATTCCCCTATGCCGGGAAGAAGCAGACTCTCATTGCAGAGCGTATTTGGATCGACAAGGAAGCACGAACTTTCGGGGACTTTGGTTCTCAGAAAGAGGTGAAAGGCAAAGATAAAACTTGGGCAATGCCGATCTACGGCAAGTTTCGCCTCGTGGACAACGCCACCAATGAAGTCATCGATCGGATCGACAAGATGACCCTGGTGAACCTGCCTCTGGCTACCGCTCGCGGAAGCTATATCGTGCGCGGGAGCGAGTACCAGGTCGCCAATCAGTTCCGCCTGAAGCCGGGCGTCTACACAAGAATCCAGCAGAACGGAGAGCTTGAGTCCCAGGTGAATCTGGCGAAAGGCATGAACTTCAGGATTCTCCTGGCGCCCAACTCCGGGATCTTCTTCATGAAGCTGGGGGAGACGAAGATACAACTCTATCACCTGCTCACGGCATTCGGCGTATCCCGCAGCGCCATAGAATCGATATGGGGACCGGAATTGACAGCCAAGAATTCCAAGAAAGGAAGCCAAGATGGCGAGGTTAATAAAGCTTACAAGATCATATTTAGGAAAGAACCGGAAAATCTAGCAGAGGCGATTTCGAGCCTTGAGACTTACTTTGCTGGCAATGTGATAGATCGGAGCACGACGAAGCTCACGCTGGGCAAGGGATTCAAGAACGTCAACGCAGATCTATTACTGAGGACTTCTGCAAGGATATTATCTGTCTCTCGCGGAGAGGATAAGGCGGACGACCGGGACTCCCTGGAATTCAAGCAGCTCTTGTCGGTGGATGATTTCCTGAGAGAGCGCATCGATAAGAATGCGAATAAGATCAAGTTCAAGATGCGTTTCAACATCGATCGCAAGGACAACATCCGGGAGATTATGGGTCTTTCCACGTTCAATTATCCGATAGAGAGCTTCTTCACGGGCGGGGCAGAAGCATTCGGCGGCAATACGGGGCTGTCCAGCACGCCTGAGCAGACGAATCCCCTGCATATGCTCTCGGAGACCTCGAAAGTTATCCTGTCGGGCTCCGGAGGGATCACCAACCCATATCAAGTTACTGTCGAGGCCAGGGCCGTCCATCCATCCACCATGGGCTTTGTAGATCCCGTGCACACGCCGGAGTCGGATCGCATAGGTACAACACTTCAGCTTCCTCTTGGCATCAAGAAAAAAGGGCAGAAAATATTGGCGGGTTTCTATAGTGTCAAGACTGGGAAGGTAGTTGATCTAGCCCCCGATCAGGCTGCGGATTCAGTCGTTTCTTTTAGAGATCAGTATGACGAGAAGAATGGCAAGTTGAAGCCTAAAACACGGAACGTAAAGGCCTCTGTGAAAGGCAAAATATCCATAGTCCCAGCAAATGAAGTCGAATATGTCATCCCGTCGCCGCAAGCTATGTTCGGGATAGCAACAAACATGATTCCTTTCTTACAAAACGATCAGGGCAATCGCGCCATGATGGCTGGCAAGATGATGACGCAGGCGCTCCCTCTGGTAAATAGAGAAGCCCCTCTCGTCCGCGTCGTGGCTGGCAAAGGCGTGGTCTTCGAAAGTGTTGCCGGCCAGGGATTCTCGCACAGAGCGCCAGTATCCGGGACTATCACGAGCGCAACCGAGAAGGAAGTCGTAATCAAAGGGGCGGACGGCAAGCGCCATACCGTGTCTCTGTACGACAATTTCCCACTCAACTCAAAAACAGCATTCATCGATGCGGAAGTTGTCGTGAAGAAAGGAGATAAAGTCAAGAAAGGGCAACTGCTTGCCGATACGACATTTACGAAGGATGGAGACCTTTCGCTTGGAATCAACGCAACTGTCGCATATATGCCCTTCAAAGGCTATAATTTCGAGGACGGAATCGTCATCAGCGAGAGTTTCTCTAAGAAATTCACATCATCGCACCTCTACAAACTTACGACTTCAATAGACAAGCAGACTCTGATGAACCTTGCCAAGTTCAAGGCTTACTATCCGGAAGCTCTGGATCTCGCTTCGGCCAGCCGACTCGACTCGGATGGCGTCATCAAGAAAGGCGAGATCGTGAAGTTTGGCGACACGGTAATGTCCGTATTGAGGAAGGAGGAGAAAGGCCCGGAGGATCTGATTCTTGGGAGACTGCACAGAGCATTCATTAAGCCGTACAAGAACAAGTCGGTGTTATGGGAGGAGGAGGACGAGGGCGAAGTTGTCGATGTTATCAAAACGGCGAGGAAGATCGAGGTTCATATCCGTACTGCCGAGCCAGCGAAGATTGGCGATAAGCTGGCCGGCAGGCACGGAAACAAAGGCACGATCACTTTCATCGGCGGAGATGCCGAGATGCCCACTACGGCAGATGGCGAAGTCATTGAAGTCCTTTTGAATCCCCATAGCATTCCTGGGAGAATCAATCCAGGCCAGATCCTCGAAACGGTTGCAGGCAAGATTGCCGACAAGCAGGGCCGGCCATTTGATGTGCGTAACTTCACTGGCAGAAATTATTTGGAGGACGTGGAGAGAGCCGCAAAGAAGGCAGGCGTTCAAGACAAAGAAGATCTCGTCGATCCGGTGACGAACCAGAGACTTCCTGGCGTTCTCGTCGGAAAGCAATATATGCTGAAGCTGGACCACCCGACGAGGAAAAAATTCTCTGCTCGCGCCCAGGGGAGTTACACAGCCGACTTGCAACCATCTCGTGGTAAACACGAGGGCGGGCAGTCGATGGACACCCTGACGCTCTACTCGATGCTGTCACACGGAGCAAAAGCAAACCTGAGAGAAATGGCCACGTACAAATCTGGGCGTAACGATGAAGTATGGCGCGCCCTCCAGCTTGGCCAAAGTCTTCCGGCTCCCGCTGTTCCTTTTGCCACCGAGAAATTCATCTCGATGGTGAAGGGTCTTGGCGTGGACGTGAAGAAAGACGGGAATACCCTGGCCCTGTCTCCGATGACGGATAAGAAGATCCTAGAATATAGTTCTGGATCTATCAAGAATTCAAAGATTGTGCGGGGCAAGGATCTGAGGCCGGAAAAGGGCGGATTGTTTGATCCGATCATCACGGGCGGTGTTGCGGGCACGAATTGGAATCATATCGAACTAGCTGAGCCGATGCCGAATCCGATATTTGAAAACGCGATCAAGGCTATCTTGGGAATCACGGGAACAATCTACGAGGATATTATTTCCGGGCGGCGTTATGTGACTCCGGATGGACAAATCGTTCCTGAATCCACTGATGAGACGGAAACGGGTGGTATCGGCATCAAGATCTTGCTATCCAAGATCGATATGGACAAGAAGATCAAGGAGCTGTTGGTCCAAGCCAAGAAGAAAAAAGGCGCCGCCCTGGACAAGATCAACAAGGTTATTCGTTACCTGACAGCGCTCCAGAAGAATGGACTCAAGCCGACTGATTATATCATCAAAAACATACCCGTGATGCCGGCTCGTTTGCGCCCTGTCTACCCGCTTCCGGATGGGAGCCTGAACGTAACCGAGGTGAACCATCTCTATAAGGATCTGATTGATCTGAGCGATCAGAATCGGGACTTTATAGCCCTGGATATGCCCGACCAAGATATAGCCCCGCTGAGGGAGAATGTCTACAAGGGCATGAGGGCTCTCGTCGGCCTGCAAGACCATCTCGGCGGAAGGGGATACAAGGGACTCATCGAGCAGATAAGAGGCAACACGAACAAGGAGGGATTCTTCCAGAACCGTATCATGAGCCGTCGCCAGGAATTCTCAGGGCGATCAACCATTGTCCCTGAGCCTGCCCTTGGCCTCGATGACGTAGCCATTCCCGAAGAGATGGCCTGGAAAATATATCGTCCGTTTATCGTCAGGGAGCTGGTTCGCCAGGGCTACAAAGACAGCGCCCTAGAGGCAAGGGAGGAGCTGGACAAGAAGACCCCCTTGGCTATGAGAGCCTTGCAGATAGCTATGGAAGACCGGCCTGTGATGCTCAACCGGGCTCCGTCGCTGCACAAATTCAGCATTATGTCATTCATGCCACAACTCACCACGGGTAAGGCAATTAAGATAAACCCCTTGGTGGTAAAGGGTTACAACGCAGATTTTGACGGGGACACAATGGCCGTCCATGTTCCGATCACAGAAGAAGCACGAAACGAATCGTTCAAAATGCTGCCGAGCAGAAATTTATACAACCCGCGAAGCGGCGAACTGATGAACTATCCCACTCAGGAGGCGATTACCGGACTCTATCTATTCACGCAGAGCCCGAAGGGCAGAGCAACGCTCAATGCCATTCTCCCTGCGGCGAAATACCACATCAAGGGACCATTGACTGCCAAGGAGATGATAAGCGTTCTGGATCGGATCTCGAAGGAAATGCCGAACCAATTCACTAAAGTCGTCAATGCACTCAAAGATATTGGGAATAGAGCATCTTACGAAATGGGATTTTCTGTCGGTCTTGAAGATCTCAAGATGGATTATTCCTCCAGGGATAGGATATTTAACGAGGCCGAAAACGCAATCAAAAAAGTGAAAGGCGACAAGACACAAGCAATCATCGATGCTTATACAAGTGCGGCGAAGAAACTCGACGTAGCTCTTCTTGGGGACAAGCGACTAAGAGCCAACTCCTTCATGATTATGGCCAGATCTGGCGGGAAGGGAAATATAGGCCAAATCAGACAGATCTTGGCTGGGCCTGTCCTCGTCAAGGATGTTCATGATCGCACTATTCCGGTTCCGATTAAGAAATCATATTCAGAAGGGTTGGACTTGGCGGACTATTGGGCGTCAATGGCTGGTGCCCGAAAAGGTATGATTGACAGATCCCTGCAGACTTCTATCCCTGGTGCATTCGCCAAGGAACTTCTCAATGTTACCGTGAATCACGTCATCTCGATAGCTGACTGCAAGACTACACGCGGCGTTGAAATCCCAGTGGACGATTCTGACATTCTGGATCGTTATCTGGCGCGAGGGATCAAGGACGTAGCCAGAAGAAACTCGATCGTGACGGCATATGTGATCAAGAAGGCCAGAAAGAATAATGTGAAGACCCTGCTTGTCCGAAGTCCGCTGACTTGTGAGGCCGAACAGGGCGTCTGCCAAAGATGTTACGGGCTCTCGGATAATGGGAGGCCTCCTGAAATCGGGACGAATGTTGGAGTGGAGGCTGGCCAATCAATGGCGGAGCCTGCCACCCAGATGGTTATGCGCAGTTTCCATACGGGAGGAGCCGCAGGAATGGCAGGCGGGATCGTATCTGGATTCACGAGAATCTCCGATCTCCTGAAGATGCCCAAAATCCTGAAAAATAAGGCAACTCTATCCCGAGAGTCCGGGAAAATCACGAAGATAGACACCTCTCCGATTGGAGGATGGAATGTCTGGGTTGATGACGAAGAGCACCATGTGCCTGCCGGAAGACGAGTTCTTGTCAAACAAGGCCAAACAGTCTCGATGGGCGACCGCCTCAGTGATGGCCCAATTAAGCCGCAGGAACTTCTCGAACTACGAAACATGCGTGAAACACAGGATTATATTGTAAATTCGCTCAAGGATGAATATTTGAATCAAGGCATCCAAATGAGGCGCCGCGTCCTGGAAACAGTCGTCCGCCCGCTGACAAATTCAGCCAGAGTAACGCATCCGGGTGGACACGAGGCATATGTGCCCGGCGATCATGCCCCACTGACTATTCTCGATGCATATAACCGCAAAGCTAAACCTGAAGACAAGATCGAATATGAACCGATTATTCGGGGAATCAACACGGCGCCCTTGGCGAGCCAGGACTGGATCACGAGGTTGAATTTCCAGCGCCTCAAAGAAACGCTCATCGAAGGCCCCGCGCAAGGCTGGAAATCTGATATTGCCACAATCGGTGCACCCCTGGCCGCATATGCATATGGTCCACTGATCGGAAGAGAGCGCGAAAAAGCTGCTGAAGATACTGCCCAACTAGAGGAGATTGGCAGTGTCTCAGAATAGTTTGGACAGAATGCTTCTCATGCTCTCTGGCGATACACTTCAAGAGAAAATCGCGCAGTCAATCGTTGCGCCCACGCTTCAAGATACCAAAATCGAAACGGAGAAGATCGAACCAGGTCCAGGATTGAAAGAGGGCGTCCAGCTTACCCCGGCACAGATTGATTTCTCTAGATTCATCGCAGACCGTCGTGGGATCGGAATCGCTGCTTGGAAACCTGGCGCCGGAAAGACACTTGGTACAATCGCTGCATTCCTGAATCTGAGGGCTCGGGGAGAGGCCAAGAAGGCAATCGTACTTGTTCCCGCTTCATTGCGAGTGAACTTTGCTGAAGGAGGCGTCACTAAATTCACAGATGCCCAATATGGAATCATCGGGAACAAACAAGAAGCCGCATCTTTCGCCGACATGGATGTTGAGCGCATGGGAGAGAAGGATTTTTATATCATCTCCCATGATATGTTTAGGGCTAACTCCGATTATTATTTGCAGAAAACCGGCGCCGATACGGTCATCATGGATGAAATGCACCGTGTCAAAGATCCGCAATCCGTATTAAATGACGTAATCGAAAAGGTTGGCCCTACTGTCCGGAATTTCATCGGCGCTACAGCAACGCCAGCAATGAATAAGCCCTTCGAGGCGATCGAGCTGAAAAATGTAATCAGTTCTCCCGAGGAACGATTCACGGAGAAGCAATTTACGCAAGCATTCATCGAGCGCGCTCCAAGAGATTTCTGGGAAAGAGTCCGAAGCTTGTTCGGAGGTAAACGCACCGGAGAGATCAAAGGATTCAAACGAAGGAAAGAGTTAGCCGAGCTGTTAGGTCGAACATTCCATTTTGCCGACCCTAAAGTTAAAGGGATGCCGAAGAAAGACGTTCAAATCATCGAAGTTCCGATGACCCCTACTCAGGAACAGAATTATCACGCGATCTTGAAGAAGAAACTGAACAGGCGCGAGCAACAGATTCTACGAGAGGGACAACTTTATCCTGATCGTGAAATGATCAAGATCCTCAACAAGGCCATGGCGACGCGCCAGCTATCAAACAACGCCAGGTGGGTTGAGGGCGATTTGCCAGAAAGAGCGGGAGCCGAAACGCCCAAAATACTGAGAATGACGAGAGACATTGAAGATCATATTAAGAGGCGACCTGATGCACAGATCATCATCGCATCGAACTTTGTTGGGTCTGGCGCGAAACTTATGGAGGCCATGCTCAAGCAGAGGGGTATATCATTCGGGAAATACTACGGGAAAGGCCAGGAGGGAATAACAGGGGAAACGAGAGAACAGGCGATCAAGAACTATAACGCCGGCAAAGTCAAGGTTATGCTCATGACCGGCGCTGGCGCCGAGGGGCTGGATCTTCCGAATACGACGATGCACCTGACGATGGACCCCCACTATAATCCCGAGAGAATCACTCAGCAAGAGGCTAGAGGAATCCGTCGTGGCGGGCAGGCTCATATTCCTCCCGAGAAGCGCAAAGTGATCGTGAAGCGCTATATATCAGTTCCCAGACAGGGATTCTCGATCGAGCGATCTATCTACCAGATCGCCGCAAAGAAGAAGGCCTTAGTCGATCAGCTAAAGCAGATCGGATTGGAAGCCCAGCAGGAGAGAGCGAGAAGAGATCCTGGACGCAGAAGGGCATTGGCCTTATTCTCTAGGCGCCAGCAGAAGCCTCAATTACCCCAGGAGCCTGAGCGTCCCAAGCAGCCCATGATGAAAGCCGCTGGGAACGGGGGATATCTGAATGCTCGTGGTAATTTCGATGAGCACACAGTCCGATTAATCGGTGGATCTCAGGCCGCATTCAATGTGGATTCAGGGGATACAATCGATCGAAAGTTCCATGCGCAAACTCGACTTGGGAAGTGGAGCAAGCGGAGAAAATCAACCTTGACGGGCAAGGAGCAGGCCCGGATGCGATTTACCGGGAAGACGGAAGGTAACCTAGGCCCGAACGAAAATGCCCAGCCGATAACACGAGTAGGCTACTGATGCTGATTGAGAAGATAGCTGTTTTTGGGGTCCGCGCTCAGGCACAAGTGCTGAAAGCCTTCAAGCGCAGGGCGCTACCTAAACAATGGTATCGTAGGGTGGGCAAACCTTTAGTAGGCGTTGAGGGCCCTATAGGGGCTGCGTCGGAATTAGAAATGAAAAGAGCAACGAGAGCTGCCAACATGTTTGCTCCCATTCTTGGAGTGCCTCGCCTGAAATATGTAACTGCTCCGCACATTGGAAAAGCCTGGACTGCTGGAAAAGGAGATACTGTAACCCAACTAACCAATTTCGTGTCTAAACATCGTCCTTCACGCGGAAAAACCTTAAGATCAATTGTTAAGACCATGAAACCTGAAGATCGGAAAGCGGTCAATGCGATCATTAAGGCTCATGAACTAGATGAACTTAATATACCTCTGAAACTACGCGAGAAAGGATATTTGGGCGCACTTGAACATTCTGGATTTGAAGTCATGTTTAGAGAAAGCAATAGAGTCAGGGCGCTTCCAAAAAGAATGAAGGCGGCTAAAACATTCATGAAAGAACTTCATCGGGGAACTACGGATGAACTTGCACTGAAGCCGGTTCCCGGATTCAGATATGGAGAGACAAAAATAAACAGATCGGCCAGGCGAAGGGCAATGGCTATTATTGTTAGGCATGATGAGGCCATACTAGAAGATTATTCAAAATGGAGCGCATATATAAAGAAGCTTACGGAGATAAAAAAGAGTTAGACTAGAAGCATATTTGGAGAGAGTGATTTAGAGGATGGGTGCATGAACTTTATCGAGAAAATAGCAAGGCGCAAACGCAAGAAGAAGGAATTTGCGCCTGGACTTCCCAGAAGAGAGCAGACGACGAATCCTCCCGTCACAGAAAAGCCGAAAATATGGGCTTCTGTTATTCAGCGACACGACGCCAGGCGAGCCGGAACTCATTTTGATTTCCGTCTTGGCGATCTAGAGACTGGGATAGGCCACTCCTGGGCGATGCGTAAGCTTCCTGGACCTGGCGAGAAAGTCCTGGCTATCCAACAGCCCGATCATACGATCCCCTATTTCAAATTCACAGGCGAGATCCCTGTCGGTTATGGCGCCGGCGAAGTAGGGCGCCACAGCCTGCTCGACGCAGAGGTATTGGAATCCGATAAGAATCGTGTCATTTTCAACCGCTATGACGGGCGCGATACGCACGAATACGTCCTTCGCCGAATGGACGACAAGCATTGGCTCCTCATCAATCGCACTCCAACAGCCAAGTCAGAACCAATGCCTGAATCCAAGCCCAAATACAAAGAGATCAAGCCCGGCCAGGTTGATCCGAAGGCCCCAGGCAGATGGGATGCCAAGATCGACGGTGCGTCTCTGAACTATGTCATCCATGATGGCAAGCCTATTCGGGCTTTCTCGTATCGCCGCAGTAGGCGAGGGCCGGCCCTGATCCAGCATACGCAACGAATTCCTACTCTACAGGGCGAGAAGGCACCCAAAGGGTACAAGAGGACGATCCTGAGAGGTGAAGTCTGGGCCACGAATCCCAAGACGAAGAAGGCGATTGAAGCACGGGAACTGGGAGCCTTATTGAATTCTCATGTGCTGAGATCACGCAGGCTTCAGGAATCGAAAGGAAAACTTAAGAATATTATCTTCGACATTGTCATGCACAAAGGCAAGAATGTCGAAGGATTGCCTACGGAAGAAAAGCGCCGCCTGATCGACGAGGTGATCAAAGATTCCAGATTCAAGGGAATATTCGAGAAGCCGTCTTCTGCCACGACACCTTCTGCGAAAATGAAACTCTTCGAGAAGATCCGCAAGAAACAACACAAACAAACGAAGGAAGGAGTCATCATCCATTCCCCTGAAGGCGTGATGACGAAAGTGAAATTCAAACCCGAATGGGACGTTGAGATCTCCGGCATCTTCACGAAGCCTAAATCAAAGGCCAAGGGGCAAGCGGGAGGATTCACCTATCGCAAGCTAGATGGCAAGAGGATAAGCAGGCTGTCCCGTGTAGGAACAGGATTCAGTCGCAAATTACGCGAAGCGATGTATGAGAATCCGGAAGACTTTGTCGGCGTAGTAGCCAAAGTCACAGGGATGGAGCAGTATCCTTCTGGCGCGATCCGCACCCCTTCTTTCGTTGGATGGCATTTAGATAAGAACGAGCCGGCCATGATTCCGGAGATCAAAAAGTGACCATCATCGAAAAGATCGCTCAAATCGGGGGTCTCCGAGCCATGGGGCACGGAGCCAGGATGAAGGCAGTGAAAGCCTTCCTCAGAAGTATAGGCAAGCAGCCGAAGAAGAGGACACTGATTGAAAGGTTGGCCAGAATTCAGAGGCAACTTCCCCAGCCTGCAGGCTAAAGCAAGCCGGCTTACTGCAAGCAAGGCGCGATATGAAACTTATACCGGAACCATCTTGAATGTTGACAATTGTAGCACATGAGGTAGAATCCTAACCTATGGCAACGCCGCTACATACAGCGCAGAGATTCGGATCGGATCGCCCGACTGAAGATCCGTACAATCAGTCGGCTACGCCGTTCCTGGAAGGGATTATCCGTGATGTGGATTCCGAGAAGTGGACATGTGAGGTTAAGACACTAGGCCTGGATCAGTCCCTCCAAGATGTCCGGATCATGTCGCCATATTTTAATTTTACGAATGGCCATGGAATGTTCCAAATTCCAGAAATCGGCTCAATGTGCGTGGTTAGTCGCACGCAGTCTGATTGGTTCGTTGTCGGTTTCATACCGCCTTCCGATGTGGATGATACTGAAGGTACGGAATCAGATGAGGCCACGACAGGCAGCCAGAACCTATCAGAGCCCTTCCTGGGCCAGGTAGCGGCCATTCAGAGCCGGCTACTAAAGCAAGAGCAAGGGGGAAACGGAATACCCAAACGGCACTCATTCAGATCTAACCGCGAAGGAGATATGATCCCTGGAGACGGATGCCTGAAAAGCCGGGCCGGAAATAAATTCAAATGGTTTACAAATGGGAATCTTCTGGCCGAAGCATCGAAACTCTGCCAGAGAATATGGTCCCGATTGCAGAATCAGATCATAGATATTGCCGCCCGTTACAGTCTGCTCACTCCTGGAGTCCAGAAAGAGATCACCGTCTCTGATGAAACGCGGGAAGTCCTTGAGACGATTAAAGTTAGAAGAAAGACAGATGACGATACGCCGCAGATACAAATCAAGAGAGGATTCATCAATGGCCAAGAAGTCTATGAATTTATCGTTCAGGACAATAGCGGCGTAAAACACAGAATCACCATTGGGACCGATGGTGAGCGCCTAGTCACAATTGGAGATCCCTCTTTCCCGGCAGTTAAGATTGAATCGAAACCATCAGGTGAGTATAATCTCACCGCGACTACAGCGGTCAAAGTAGACGCTCCAAGCGTCATCGTAGGCGTGACAGGAGCCGAGGACTTTCTCGTGAAACTGAGTTCCTTGCTCGTCAAGTACAACGCTCATACGCATAATGGGAATTTGGGGGCTCCGACTGGGCCAGTTCTTTCTGGTATCCTTGATAGTTCAGATGGAACGACAAAGCTGAGAGGCGGATAGGAGAAAATCATGGATCTTTTCATCGAGACTCCGACTTTCGAGAAGACTGCATCGATCAAACTCTCGGAAGATATAAACGAGTGGCCTATACAGATCACTCAGCATCTTCACGAAGAACATCCCTATCTCGTGGATGAATCATCGGAGGTCATCATCAAGAGATCCGATGCTCTTCGCGGCTACGGATATGGATTCGTGAAGATCGGAGAAAACGTGCGCGTGCCAGTTATCGTGAATCAATACGAGATGAGTCCCCTGGATGTTTGGCTTGATAAGAAGGGACTGGCCCATGTCCTCGATGAAGATGCTGTCAGAGGAGCAACTCAGTCAACGACACTCGGCAAGGCTATCAAGCAACAGACCGATGGCTATGTCGATTCGCTGATCTACAGCAGAACCTATCCGCCCTATGACGGCAAGTACGTATATGCTGCCGCCAACCACGAAACAGAAATAGCTGTCCACCCACGCCCATATGTTTCAGTTCTGTCCTCGATTCCGATGACGCCAGAGGAAAGGAAGGTTAACTTCGAGAAGCTGGCCCAATCCGTCGTGGCTGGATTTCATGCGAATGGAACGGACGTGACAGTTCTTAAACCATGGCTCTCAGACGGATTCGAGAAGGTCGCCGCTGAACGGGACAAGCGTGCGAGCCCTATTGGAGCCTATTGCTCTGAGGATGCACCGATTCCCGATGCGATCATCAAGGAAGACATGAATACGGGCGATCCTCAGGTCGCCGACTCGTATGGTGACTACTTATGCGAAGGCAAGTCCGGAGAAAGATACATCGGTCACGTTTTTCCCCATGTATACGATTTTGATCTCAAGCCCGTCGATCTTGCGATCTTCAAAGGCCGGTGGCAGCCGGATGTGAAACCAGGAGCAAGGTATCCAGTCGGACCAAAGATATGCTCCTCTGTCCAGGCCAGAATCGCCGGAATTAAGCTTCCAAAGAGCAGGAAACTACATGACGATCACGCCCGCTCGAATGAGCGCGGATTCTTCGTCAAAGAGAAGGGAGAGGCCGCAGTCGCCCTCATCCCCGTCACTATCCTGTCCGTGGCTCGGTCAAGAGAGCATCACGAGACGAAAAGAGAAAACGAGACTTATGACCGCCGAATCAAGATTGAAACAGATTATGAGATCACGAAATTCTATTGCAAGACCGATCTCGGCGAGGCGGTCACGATTGTGAAGTCGCCTAATACGACCGATGTGAAGCGGTCTGGATCGACAGTCTTCATCCCTGGATCGATGATCTTTTGCCGGCTAGAGACGCCGATCACGCTGAAAGAAGACCCGGAGATGATCAAGAAGGCTGCCCTGGCTGACTATGGCGTCAATGATATGAGGGTGAACCATATCGATGGCGTTTTCTCGTTCCACGGAACGAATGTGGATGGCTATGAACTCCAAGCCGGCGTGCCAGAGAAAGAGGCGAGAGACTTTCTGGAACAAACGTGGACGAAGGAGGCTTCGGAGAAGATCATCAAGCGTGCCCAGCAGGGCAAGCCAGGAATCGCAACGACTATTCATGTCGCAATCGCGCCTCCTAAATTTGAAAAGACAGCTTCGGATCACATTGTCGAAGTGAATGAAGAGGGGGTTGTCCTCACAGATCCGGAAGCGTTTGCGTTGAGGCTCCAGTATCTCACGCGGGATTTCGATAAGATTGCGGCAACGCTCCAAGATTCAGGACTCGTGGATTCCGTCTTGAGTCTGAAATTCATCAACAAAGAGAACATTGACAAATATGCTGAATTCGCTCCTCAGTTCGAAGAAGCCGTGAACCACTTGGCTGATTTGCTGATCGCATCTCGCGTCGGCCTTCAGATTCAGGAAGAAGCCGTCAAGACGGCCATGAAGAACATGGCCATCGTTGTGCGTGAGCTAAAGACGCTGAAAGGGATCAAATGACCACAGGAACCTTAGCCACACCCGTTAATTCACTTACAGAATGTCAGACCGCTGGAGCAAATAGCTCTATACCCCCAATGCCAACGTTTGTCGGTCATGATTATACAGTGGTGGAGAGCACAACGACGGCAGGTACATCAGAGCAGATTGTTAGCCACCCAGCCGCCTTTCCTTCCGTCGTAAATACACCTATCGTGATGCCGAGTCCTATATACTCCGCTCCTTCGTATGGCGGACAGTTTAATGCTGGACAATCCAAGGGAGACCTGATTCTAGAGCGCTTGGCCGAATTTGATTCAGGGAAGATTCATGAGTTCATCCGAAGGAACCGCAAGACAATCACTAGCCTGGAAGAGATGATTGTCAATCTTCTTAAAGATGCCGATCTCATGGCCTATGAGATCTTGAAGCCTCTGATGGTGGCCAAGGATGAGGCCTATAATATGATCAAATACGCACTGCACACTTTAGAGCAGCGCTGCGCGCCCGTTAATGATCTTCAGCCGGTGGTAGCGCAGGAATTCCGGGTTGAATTGTCAAATGAGGACTGTGCCCGGATAACGGAAACTATAGCTGCTGGAAGTAAAGCAGTAAGCGTGAGTTGCGCTAATTCAACATATATTCACCCTCGCATAGTAGCTGGTAGTTGACAAGAAGGAGGACGCAGGTATGGCGACGATTATAGGCACTCAAACATCCGAGACCCCCAAAGATAAGACTGTAACCCTGAAAGGAGAGGCGGTCCTGAATCCTGCGGACGCAGCATTACAGATCGATATTCCTATCGATCATCAGGCTCCAACCGGAAGGCGACTGAAAGTATCGTGGACAGTCACGATTCTTGAAGAGGATAATACTTAGTGAGGGTTATTGAGAAAATCGCTGATGCACCGAAGGCAAAGAAGAATCTCCAAGGCTCTCTTCCGAAGACCTGGGGAGTTCTCTATGCACATCCAAATCCAGACGGGTCCCGCAAGAAGTGCGACAATTGCATGATGTTTATTTCTGGCGAGAAGCAATGCGAAATCCATGATATAAACATTGTCGTTACGAAAGAGGATGTTTGTGGCTACCATGTTTACGGCAAGACGCATCCCAAGCGGATGCACAAGCCTGACAATGTTCACCTTCAGGCCGTGGACCCGAAGCATAGCGGACTGGCGAAAGTCCCTGGCGGGACTTCGTGCGGCACATGTGAATACTTTAAGAACTCGAAGAACGGGAAGGGGACGTGCATCGTTGTCCAGGAAGGGGTTGGAGAGGATGAATCGACGGGCAAGCTAGCCACTGTTGAAGCACTTGGATGTTGCGCAAGATGGAAATCCAAATGAGAAGCCAGACTAGGACGATTTTGAGCAAAAGGGGTGAACATCTCAATGCCCTTGCATTAAGGCGGAAAATAGTTGCCTTACAAGAACGGGGCACCTTGGGAATCAGAATCTTCTTGTTCCTCATCAATGAGGATCTAGAGCCAGACGCCAGAGAACAGATGGACCTTGCTCTGGTTCTCGCCAAACAGCGTTTCAATAAACACACGCATGTCAGCAGATGGCCTGGACTGCGCGGCCCGTACAGCGACTTCGGTAGGAGAAGGAGGCTCATCGGAGCGAAGGCATGAACAGCATTATATCTACATTTGGTCTTTCTACTAGCAATCCAGCTAGTGCACTATTGCAAAGAGCCCTACACGTAATCGAAAGCCAAGCCTATGAAGACCAGATGAGATATTATAGATTTAGAGACTTGACGAACAAGGACTACACTAGAGTTGTTTCGCGCGCCGAATCCATATCCGCCCCGAGAAACCTGGGCAAACGAATCCTCCAGTTCCTCTACTTCTAGCGGTATAAGAGCCCTACAGTTGGTTTTAGAAGGAGTCCTGAAGGAAATTGTGGGAGACCGGCATGACACTCGGAGAGAGAATCACCGATTTTTACTATTGGGATTATGTTCAACCACATGTAGACAAGTGTATCAAAAGGGCGGCGAAAGATGGATTTCGCCCAATGCCCCTTACAGAAGAGAAGAAATTCTACAATGACCCAGCGTTCAGAGTCACAATGGCAATGCCGAGATTATCGATCCGGATTATTCTACAAATGATGCATCGAGAGCAAGGCGAATATTACTACGACAATGTCACCATCATCTTCTTCGAACAGGTCATGACGGCTCTATATATTCTGGAAGGCTTACGCGCCTGGTGCTGCCATCGAGGCGAGGACATTCCTATGATCGGGACAGATAAGAAACAACGAATGGCTGAATGGATAGAATGGGGTAAGCAAAGAGGCTACATCCATGACGAATCTCTTGTATAATACGCCTTTCCCTCAGGGAGGGTTGGCGATGAGAGCATCAGATCATCTTCTCATGGCTGAGTTTATGACCTTAGCGGAGAAGTGGGTTGAGGAAACTAAGGATATAAAGAATACCGAGAAGTACTTCGATCGGAATTATGCCAAAATCGTTGAAATGGGAGATCGGATAATTCCCATTCTTCTCGATGAGATTGTGGGAGAATTGGGAATGTCGAAAGGAGAACCCAGCAAATGGTTTTGGGCACTCAAGTTGATCACAGGAGATAATCCAGTTCCTGAGCGGTTCAGGAACAAGCCTAAAAAGGCTGCATCATGTTGGTTACATTGGGGAAAGACTCATGGATTCGAAACAGAATTCCCAGAAGACTGAACGGACATTCAGTTCTCTGAAAGATTTCTCGGACGCCTTCTTTCGAGAGCATGTCAAGAAGGGAGGAGCCACCCAAAAGAAAAGGGCCGGCGCACGCAAGAAACGCGCAACGCCTGTCAGTGGCAAGACATAGCAAGTTATTGCCGGGACTAAATTCCGGGACATAGAGCCGCACGGTAAAGAAAAAGGGCCTTAGCCCTTCTTCTTTTTACCTTTCTTCTTGGCCTTGGATCTTTCGTCGTGCACTCCGTATGCAAAGGCATGGAGAGATTCTGCGAATATGAAAATGGCGACTTGACGAACATAGGGTGATTCCTTTCCTTTCCTTCGCACTACAAATACCTTCATTGGAGAAAGCTCTACTTCATATCCCAGGCGTTCGAGTTTTTTTACGGATGCGAGATATAGATTTACGACGGTGCAGTCTTCCATCCTATACCTCCTTGAGATCAGTGATGAGAAGCAGAACGAATGCTTCGGGTAGCGCGTCAATCCTTACCGTGTTCAGTTTTTTGTACTGTTTCAGGTTCATTTTCTTCCTCCTGAATTCTCTTCGGGCTTCTGAACGAGAATGACACACTTGTGGCCATTTCGAAGTTGTGGCCGCATTCGCAGCAGTGTGCATCATGATCTCCGTCAGCCAGGAGATCGTAATTCTCGCATGCCATCGGGTCCCAGAGGTGTCCACACTTCGGGCAGCGCAAAAACGAGTCATGCCAGAATTCCTCTGTCCCCCCAGCCTTTCTGCACTGGTGGCAAAGGGCTGGATGCCCCCTGCTAAACATGATATGACCATGGCACTTCTGGCAGTTCTCGCCGTTGTCTATCTGCGCCTGGTGTAAAGCGCGCCAATCGATTTTACCATTTGCTTTCCTGAAGCTATCCATCTTGACTAGGCTCATCGCTCCCCCCTTTCCCAGCGAAGACTTTGCGAATGTGGTGGTAGTTTGCGAGAAACAGGAATATCGCCCAGGCCGCCACAACAACCCACCATTCCATATACGGGGACCAGAGCAGCATGAGGAATCCGATTGTTATTATGATCTGCGCCATCACTTCCTCCTTTCTTTTTAGCTATATCATCCCTACTCATTCTATCCTTTCAATCCTTGCAATCTCGAACCCATCTCTGAGCTTCACGACCATTCTGCCCACAGTCTTGACTGCTTCTTGTTGCGAAAAACCGTCCGGGTCCCACTTGTCAATCTCTACGATGGCCTCTCGCAACACCTTAATTTTAGCCTCGTGGATGGCATCGGCATTTTTCTTCCAGTGCCAGATCCCCAAGAACGCCGTGTACAGATAGGCCGTGAACAGCCCCGCAGCCGCCCACTGTTCGTGCCAGCAGAAGTATACGATCCATCCGGTGTTGCCTGGAACCCAGCAGTAGAATCCCTCGATTCTCTTCTTGGCGATGAGCCACGCCCCAGCGATACCCAGTGCCGTACAGGTCCAGGATAGGATTTCCCAGAGCATTATTTTTTCCTCCTAATCAGGCGCATTCTCTCCAATGCTGCCTTTGGTTTGCATCTTCTTGATCTTGGCGAGGGCCTTGTCCAGCACCTGACGAGCATCGCTGGGAGTGCCTAGAGACCCAATGAGCAGCGTGCCCGCACTTTCCATTGCCGTCCGCGCCACGTCCAGCCGTTCCTCGCAATCACTCAGACATTCACACGTCACATCCAGACTTCTTTGTAGATTCGTATTGCTGAGATTCATTTTCCCCACCGCCGTGCATATGGCGTCGGCGATATGTTCCGTCGAACGCACGATTCTGTCCTTAACCATCTCGTCGGTGCACCCCAGGATAGACGGCCCTCTGTTACACTTCTTCGCCGCTTCCCGCGCCAGTTCCTCAATGCGTGCGTCATCCTCGGTGATCTCGATGGGCTCGTTCACGGCTGATTCTCCTTGTTTGGCCTCACGGGCGGCGGCGATAACTGCCTGAGAAGGCGGGAAATTGCCGAACACGGCGATGCGTAGATCCGCCAGAGATTGCAGGTGAGCCAATTCGCGTTCTTTACTCTCATCTAATCCATTCTTGATCTGGGCTTCAATCAACACGATACGCCTAGCATTTGTCGCGTCCCAATTCCTCGTCACGGCCAACACCGCCTTAACCGTGTCCTTCTCCACCGGCTCCAGTTTCGCCGCCAGTTCCTCGACGAGGGGAGAGACATGACGGTAAATAGCCTGAGCCTTAGAAACCATTCCGTCGGCTGCCTTCAAACATGCATCCGCCAACCGTTTACGGATTTCGTCCTTTTCCTTATTCATCCTCATTCTCCACCAACAATTCCATGAGTTCTTGTATCTTCTCCCGGCTGAATTCTGGATTTTGCCGCTCATCCTGTCCACTGATCATTGCTTGGATGATCTTCTCTGCGGCACAGTTATAGGCCCCCCCTGCCTCTTTGGTGGCGAATAGATCCAAGTGGATTAGTCTCTCGCCCTTTGGAAGAAATTTGAAGGGGATTGTCTCTTTGCAGGCGGGGCACAACATCGCTGCCGCCGTCATCATTCCCCTGTAGAATGCGTATTCAAGGAGCTGGATCGTCGGTTGGTTGAAGTGCCGCTCCCTCTCCTCGAACTTCTCCTGAAACTGCTGATCGTATAAGTCCATCGTTATCCTCCTCGAAGCGAACAACATCATTATGACCTGGTGGAATAACTTCTTCGTAGGGATTCCCATCGAAGAGTTTAGCAACAGGAATGAGTTCGTAGCCTTCTTTTTCGTCCGGATTGTAGTTTACTGCACAGATTACATAGATCTTTTCGCCGTCAGCTTTTCTGGTGCATTCTACGAGAGCAAGCATCCCGTCATCAGCCGCCTGTACCATCGTATTAAAGTTGGCCTTGTAGCCTTCTGGGATCGCCATGGATCACCTCTCTTCGTCTGGCAGTTTGGCGCAAACAGGGCAAGCCAAACCGATGAGTTCATAGCTATCGGAATCTACCTCTCTCCAGCCATCCGCATAGAGACGTTTTGCTAGTTTGTTGCCTAAATTTATGGAATCAATGAGGCCGTAAGGAATCATTCCTTCATCTTTCTCTTCACAGAACACACACTCTGCGTTCGCGAGTAGGAAGAAATCGATATGTTCGCGAATTAGTTTGATTCTTTCATGCTTTTTGGGTGAAGGCCTGCCGCCTTTCTTGGCCTTTTTCTTCTTCTTTTTAGCCATAACCTTGCTCCTTCGCACGTGCCCGCACGGTTTTCGAGCGCTTGAGAGCCTCCTCCTGCGTTTTGTATTCGAATCTGCCTTCTTCCTCAAACTCATCGACGAGATCTCGCAGTTCTCTATCCGATGGAAACCAGTTGTATGGCGTTCCATGGCTCGTTAGAATTTGGATCGCATGCCATATATTCGCCTCGAATAGATCCAGGCGCTTTGTGTCCTTGTCTCGCTCTGCATTCTTGAACGAGACGCCGATACCGATACCTATGAGAATGGACAGTGGAATCAAAAACACCATATCACTCCTCCTTCCTCGCTCTCTCATGCTCCTTTATCTCGCGCAGTTGTCCTTCCGAGGGTTTAACCAATTTAGTTCTGTCTTTTGGAGGCAATTTCAAGAAGCAGCGTATACACATCAAGGCCTCGCCACCTGAGTGGATTAGACTGGCCTTGCTGGCCCAAACGTCTTTCCTACATGTGTCGCATTTCTTGATGAGGCTGCCTCCCGCTACATGCTCAAGAGGTATGTCAGCCACGCGATGGCAAACCAGAACTGATTTTTCTGTCATTCTTAAGCTCCTTATACCGTTCTCATTGGTCATCTAACCTGTTTGGTTCGTGTTTGATGATGGCGACTGCTCTATGTCTAAACACAGCCACGTATCTTTCGCCCTCATATTTGATCTCGTAGATTTTGTAATCCCCCACTGTGCCAATTAGCTTGGCCTGGGCTGGCTGTTCATTAATAATGTTCGGTTGAGACTTCTCGGTAGCATTCAGCGCTAAAGCCAATCCGAATCCCAATATGGCAATCAGCGAGATGCTTAGAAGGGCCTTTGCTACATAATTGTCCATGTTATCCTCCCATGAAACTCTTGATGATGTGCCAAATGAATGAAATGAAGAAGGCCAGGGCGCCGATGCTGACTCCGCAGGATGCTATTATTGCCATGGCCGATCCGACTATGACCGCGCCAGGTCTCTTACCTTCGAATGCCACTATGATCACTGCTCCCAGTAGACCTAGCACAAGCGAACTTGTAATTGTGATAGCCGTCCATTTCATCATCATCGCAGAAGTTACTTCTTCCATCGTCTTACCCCTCTCTTGTACTTAGGTGACAACCTCGTCTTGCTCCACCTGGTTTTGGAAGAACTCAACCACCTCGTTATATACTTTCTCTGGATTATCAGGCTCCAAAATACAGAAGAACTCGCGATCTTCCCAGTAGATTTCGACGCCCAACTCCTGGGATAGATGATCATCATAGGTATCTTCCAAGCCTTCATCCGCGATATTCTGTGGCGGAAATTCAGGGAATTCGATCGTGACATTTCCATCTTCAGTGAGCGAAATTGTCGGGTCCCAACCCGATTGCTCATCGAATCCTTCAATCGTCTGGCTTTTGCTGACCATTTTGATCTTCCTTTTTTCCGTTGGTTTCAGGTTCTCCAGCATCTGATTTTCATTGTTCTCGATGAACTCTTCGAGTTCATGATAGATTTCCCTCTCAACATCCATAATTAGCCGGACGAACAATCGGCGCCTGTCCATGGAACAGAATTGTCCAACAAGCCTTTTTATAATGCTGACTCTGGCAGATTGGATGAGTTGATTTCCATGCATATTTACATATTCTTTGAAAGCGCCTTCGACAATCATATTCACAAAATTGCGAATCTTCTGTTCGGCCTGAGGACGCCCTTGGCGCTGAATCAATTTGATTCGTTCATTTTTCTTTCTCAGAATATATTTAAGTCTTTCTACTTCCTCTTGCGGATTTTGCGGACTTGCGGGGCTTTGATCCATTTTCTCCTCCTTGAACGCACTGCGGATCATCATATCGCCCAGCGCTATGTTCAGAGCGTCAGAAATGCCTGTCTTTTGGGGATTACGCATTGGCCATTGCCTCCAGTGTCTCGCCCAGGACAGCATCCAGATTCATACTGATGGCCATAGGCTCTTTCGTATACAGAATCTGGAGCTTCCGCTTGGCATCAGCAGACAGACGTAGCGAAGCGTTCAGCATGATCTCCAGCAGGGCGGCATCGGAACCAAAGGCATCCTCTTCGAGGTACTTGACATAGGTCCGCTGCGCTGGCAGAGGCACCGGCATTTTCTCTTGCTTGGACGTTGTGACTGCACGAGAAAGAGCATCATCGATGGCTCTTGGCAGCTTGTTCGGATCTGTGAGATTCATGGTGTTTCTCCATATCCGCCAGCATCTGCCGGCGCTCTTCTTCTAGTTTCTCTTTGTCGATGCCGAGGAACTCCAAGATCAAGTCCTCGCTCTTGGCATTTGCGGGAGTCAGCCATTTACAGCCTGGCTCAAAGTACGCCAATTCGTAGGCCTGATCGCGCTCTTCTGTCAGCCACACCATAAATCGGCGTAGATCCTTTATATTTGAGTGGCGCAGCTTTTCGGTTTCGGGGTAACTGGGCATCAGTCCTCCTTCTTCACCATCAGGCCTTTGATCACAGCCACTAGATCAGAAATGTCCAGCCTGCGCCCGAACTTCGTCGTGAAAAGTGAGCTTTGCAGGTAGTCCGTAATCTCGCGATCGAGAAAACCGTCGGCGAACATAGAGGCAATCCATTCGGCAAGTTTCTTTCGATTTTCAGAGTTCATCTGGCCCTCCTCTTTTTCAGGATCAATCCTCTTCCTATGTCGCCTTCGCAAACCCATTTGGGATTCTCTTTGGCGTCGATATAGAAGACATTGAATCTCTCCCTGTACTTGGGGCGGACTATATCTTTGACATTTCGCGCCCAGATTTCCAGTAACACCCGATTGTCGCGCAGAAGCACCTTAATCACCATCCTATCGACGCAATCACCGAAGCGAAGAAGTTTTGATTCTTTGATCAGTTTGTGCACATCAGGGTTATCACCCCGATATACTCGAAGCCAGATCCCTTTTCGGTAGCGCCTTCTATTTTGATCCTTCAAGAAAAACCATGACATACTTTCCTCCCTGGCAAAAAAGGAGGGGGTTAAGCCTCCTTCTTGGCTTCCTCCTTTGGGTGCAAGATCTGGATGTACGGCATGCCGCCAGGGCAAATCTCCTTGGGCGGGAACTCGCACACCTTCATCAGGCCGAGCGCTATTCCTAGGCAGATCAGATGATCCATGTCCCGGTGTTCGCCCCACTGACGATCATTCTTGTCCATACACATATTGAGGAAGGACCAGCCTCCACCCTTGCTTTCGTGGAACTGATCTGGTAGCAGATCGAGCATTTGGGATACCTCTTCCCTGCGCGCCTGCAGCCTCTCAGAGTGGAATCCGAAGTTGCCCAGGAGGCCCTTCCCGACCACCATAACAAGGCCTTCCTTCGGTTTCCCGGCCTCGATCTCGTCCTCATTGAACAGGCATTCGCGAATGATTTCCTCAATTAGCTCTGTCGAAATCGTGTCCATTATACACTCCTTTCATGATCGTGTTTCTTTAACCAATTTGTTTCGACATGACGCACAGAGCCGGATCTGGGTAGTACGCATCGTGATCACCCATACGCGCCAGTGATTGGAATTGCAGGCGCTGCACCCACCTGCTTCTTTTCTCTCCTGTTTGCAGACGTGCATTCTTCTCATCTCACACCGCCCATCCGTTGCGTGGAGCCTGGATTGCGATTCCTGCTGCTTCTTCAAGCTCGACTCCCGCCCCTAGCAGGAATCCGAGTAGCACGCCCTCCCAGATGAAATGCAGTCCTGGATCTACTTCGACGCTGCGGTTCCACACTTCCTTATGCCAGCGATCTTGGATCTTCTGTAACTGCGGGGTTGCCGCCATTTGTTTTGCCATCGGCTTTCTCCAAATATAGGGCGTAATCTACGTCCCATCCAAGGTTCTGACACGTCAGCAGCCACACATCAGGTGTTTTCTCAAGGGACAACTTGAGCACCCGACGAAATATTGTGCTCATATCGCCAATCAGCTCGAATTTCTTATTCTTCTCCACGGAGATTCGAACCAAAGCATTAAACTTATCATCCTGCTCTCGGATGACTGCCAAAGTCGATTCTCCGCGCTTTATTCGTCTGGCCTTAACGATTGTGCTGATTTCTCGAACCATCTCTTGCGCGCAGTCAACCAGGCCGTCGATCAGGGCGTCCTTGGACGGATCATCCTCCGGACGAATTTTGTGCTTGGCTGCCAGATCTTTGGCTTTCATGGGCTTCTCCCTTGAAGATTCTCCTCTTTTTTGCAGCCCAATTCCTCCATCGCGTGCTGCAAGTCGGCCACCAGGAGAGGTTTCTGGAGAATGGTGAATGGGCCAGTATCGCAGTCGATGTGCCCTCGGGCCAGAGCGGGTTCACTAGTCACCATGATGAATGGAATCTTTTTGTCTTTCCGCCGAACAAATCTGAGGAATTTGGCCCCGTTCATCCTAGGCATCATGAAATCGGAAATGATCAGATCGAATTTTCCCTCCTCGAATTTCCTGCTTCCTTCGGCACCATTCGCGGCCTCTATAATCTCATGCTCTCCAATCATTGTGAGCATCATAGAAACCAGATTCCGAATACAAAGATCGTCGTCCACCAGTAGAATTTTCATGACAAGCTCCTTCTCTCTGGGGGAATAAGTTCTTACTCTGTTCTGCCATCCATCTTCGGCATCTTACCGAACGCCACAAAGCGCTTTGCGGCCTCTAGGGCGTCCTGCTTCCGCCTCCAGCCCGATCCACAGAAGACTTCTTCCATCGTTTGCACTCTGGTAAGCGCATACACTCTGAGGCCCCACGTTCGTTTGGTACGGGCGTTCTTATATAGCTCGGCCCTACGTTCGGTCCACAGCGCATCGACAGCGAGATCACCAATTACGCCATGTACGCACAAGGCCTTACCCTCGAAAATCTCAGTGACCCTATAAATAATTTCATACTGCTTCCGCGCTTTGCTTTCGCGTCTGTCCGCTTTGGTCCAGGCCTTGCTGGCTCGCCTGTACTCAGTACAGATTTTTTTACGGTTCTTGAGCAGCTTGATAGCTTGCTTGTTCGTCATTTGTTTTCTCCTTCCATCTTCGGCATTTTGCCGAATGCCACGAATCGTTTTGCGTCCTCCAGAGCGTCCTGTTTGCGTTTCCAGCCCGAGCCACAGAAGATTTCTTCCATCGTTTGCACTCTGGTGAGCGCATATATCCGAAGACCCCATGTTCGTTTGGTGCGAACGCTCTTATACAGTTCGGCCCTGCGTTCGGTCCACGGCGCGTAGACAGCGATCTTGCCTATATACACAGCTTTACCTTTGAAGACTACACTATTGACGATTTCGTCATTACCTACGTACAAAGCCTTACCTTCGAAGATCTCAGTGACTTCACGGGCAACCTCATACTGCTTCCGCGTCTCGTCCATTCGCTTACGTGCTCTGTCCCATGCTGCCTTGGCCTTCTTGAGCTGAACCTTGATCTTCTTACGGTTCTTGAATAGCTTGATGGCCTGCTTGTTTGTCATTTGATTTCTCCTTTTCTCGGGCAGAATATTCTCTACATGATACTTATACCGAATTCCAGGCTAAAAAAAAGAGGGGAGGAAAACCTCGACCCTCTTTTTCGCAACATCTAGGGTTCTTCTGGGAAAGGCAGTTCCTCACCCTTACGCTAGTCCATGACTCTTCTCCTTCCTGGCTTTCGCCAAACAACGGTCAGGCGGGGTTGGCCGGCATGCAAACTCTCATCGCTATTATCTTTATACCAGAAAAGAAAAGGAGGTTAGGCCTCCTCCTCTTCTTCTCCGGTCGCCTTAAGTATCATCTCAGATAGCTCCCGAAGCTCTTTCCCGACTTCCCGAATCATTATCTCGCACTCCCCGGAATCTGTCATTCTCTGGCAGCGAAGAACATCGTTGCGCAGACTCGCCAACCTGTCTCTGATTCTCTCTATGTTGAGCTTCTTGAACTTGGTTTGCAGCTCGCTGTCGCGCATCGTCTCCTCCTCATGCCGCAAGGTGTAGCACTTCAGTGCGGAACTTCTCCCAACTGAGCCGGCGTTTCTCGCACATGGCCTCATGGGCGACCTGGAGAGCCTGTAGCATGATCAGTTCGAACTGTCCACGCTGCTTGACGGTGATCTGATGCTTCAGCCTCAGTTCATCACCCAAATCATCATAGTATTTCATGCAGGCCCTTCTGTACCCAGTCCAGATCTCGCAGAAAATGAAATCCATCACAGACTGGTATCTGCCCATGTTCTTGCGAGCCGCCACGTATTCCAGCGACTTCCACATCTCCGTGGAACCGTTCAACAAGTTCTCGACAGCAGGAAATATCGAGTCTGTGGCGCCGCCAGAAATCTTCAGTCCCTGCTCCATCGCCATACCTAGATTCATGCCCATCATGATTGGTCCTCCTATGCTCTCGGCACGATAAGTTTCCTCTGCAAATCTTATACCTTAAAAAAGAGAGGAGGGGGCGAGCCCCCCCTCTCTCTCCTCAAGGACTGTTACGGTCCTCTTCGATTTCCTCGCAGACTCTGCGTCTGCCGGTTAGGAGCCACTGGCTCAGGCGCTTGCGGAGCGCTTCTTCTTGTTTTGAGTGTGGATAGCCTTGGATCTGGGCCTCTACCGTGAACATTTTTCCTGCTTCGATCTTATAGCTTTTCCACACTGGGACAGAGGTCTTCACATAATGACCTCTGGGGCTAACCGACACTAAGTGATGAAGACCGAGTATGCTGTTCCACGCAAGTCGCAGCATCCTCTGGAACTCAACATCTAATTCCACGTCCTTTTTCAGGGCTTCGCAGAAATCGCTGTAGGAAACCTTGCCTACGCAAGTCGTTCCCGGCCCTCCCCGATTTCCGTAGATGGCCATGACGAGAAATCCTCCCGGCTTTACAAGTTTCCGCCGTAGGATAACTTGAGCATCAAAGGTAATCACGGAATTCAGGTTGGTCATATAATCAAGATAGATCAAATCAAATGGATTTGCCTCCTGTAAGAGGTAGTCCGAGCTGTGTTGCCTCACTATCTTGACTCTTTTGTCTTCGTGCCACTGTATCTCCTCGACAATAGTTGGGACTATTTCGAGGCCGACAATCTCGGAGACCTCTTTGTATTGGGAGAAGAAGTCCAGATCCCAAACCTCCTCTCCGGGGAGACACAGTATCCGTATCTTTTTGCGGTTTTTCAATGTGGCCATGATCTTAGTTAGAACGAGATTCTGCAATGCTCGCTTTGCAGGTACGAACTCCACAGGAGTCCTCCTTTCTGCGTATTGCGGTTACTCGCCAAGAGTCTTGAGAATAGTGCTCGCAGCACGCTTGGCGCCTACAAAGCTCGGATAGGGCTCACTCGCCTTCCTGGAGAGTTTCAGGCGCCCCTTGCTCCGAGCGTTAGTCACGAATAGATTCCAGGAAACGATCACGGCCTCCAGGCACTGCTCCAGGAATTTATTCTTCCTTTCTTCGGATGCCTTCTCACCGAGCCAGTTGCGCAAAGCCAAGACCGGGCTCGCTGAACCGAGATTAGCACCACTCGCGAGTCCATCCCAGAATTCCGATGCCTTGCCTTTGTCCGACGCTGAGGTGAAATACATCGCTGAGATTGCTATTCCTGGGGTCAGACCAAGCACCTTCTTGAAGACATTCTTGTACTCTGGGCATTGGTACCACCTGCACAACTCTGCAAATTGCGGATGGTCATTGAAGACAGCCTTGGGGTGTCTGGGTTTCGTTTTCTCCCTACCGAGTGTGACTCCCTTTCTCTTGATCGCCTGAGCATACCGGATGGACGTATTGATCGCATCCGTCAGCATCCCTGTAAAGTCCAGGGGATTCCCCTTCTTGTCTCTCCAACTCTCCATGACATGCTTGGCGCTTCGGGCGATACCGTTGTCTATGAACTCGAAGTTCTTGTGTGGTATCCCTTGCACGACAAGTACTTCCATTGGTATCCCCGTCTCGATTACTGCGCCGATTCTGTTTTGTCCGTCAAGAAGGCGACCAGTATCATCGATGATTATGCACTGCCCTGTGAGCATCCACGAACCAAGTTCAAGCTCACTGGCGTAAGTGCGCATAGCCCTCGGGACGATTCGCCGGTTTGCCCTGCGGTACGGAAGGAGAAGTACGGCCAACGCGGGGGTAATGATCGCCCAACGCATTGTGACATTTTCGGACTCCTTCATCTTCTTATATCCCTGTTCCAATAGTTTCAAGACCGCTTTCTTGTATGAAGGTTTGATGGATGATGATGGGAATTCCTGGGGGATAACAGACTTTTTAATGAATCTCATCTCTACTTTGCTGTGTACTGCTACTTTTGAGAAATCCCATTTGTCCTTCGACAACATACTTGTTCCATAGAGGCTCTTGGCCATGCCAATCTCCTTGCTTCTCGGTTGAATGTGATAAGATCCCGTGATTTTTATACCTAGAAAAGAAGAAGATCAATTTGGCTAGAGTTAAGGTTCTCCTCCATGATTCTTATACCGAAAAAAGATAAAAGATAGAGGTAGCACTTGGAGGACCCAAGCTGCTTGTCGCTACCTCTGGGGGGATGTTGAGGATTGATTAGGTGGGAGTATTGCCGATCGTGACTTCGACCTTTGTGTGTGTCGTGATTTCTGCGAGAGGCCCAGCCACGAAAGCCACAAACGGAACTCTGGCCAGCGTTTTCTTGGCGATCTCACGCTCCCACTCTCGCTTGTCCTGCGTGGCCATATAGCGGGTGTAGGCCACGTCGTGTGCATGATACCCATGTCCAGGAGCGTCCCTGGATCTCTGATCTCCTGGCACATGATAACTGGAGAACTCCAGAATCACGAAATGCTTGCCCCTGAACATGTCTTCTGCTTTTGTGATGGTTTTCATGGTTTTCTTCCTTTCCTCCAGCGCTTCTTTTGCCTCCTTCAACGTTGTCCTGAACACCGCTCGGTGTATCTTGAGTGCCTCGATCAGCTTGTTAGCAGCCATCAACCGATGGATCTCCGCCCACGCCTCTGCATTGTTCAGATTGGCATCGTCCTCTCCCGTTGGCATCGCCTCCTCCTTTCTCGACTTCACCAGGATCAATCACGAAACTGTTTCAAGTGTCACGTAGTTGCCTCCTAGTGTCAATTATCTCAATTGCCTTGACAAGGGCCAGTCTGTCTTTCGCCTCTTGCCACAAATAATTGAGGCGACAATCAGATACGTGATCGCCACCAGACACCGTGCCACCGCACGTGCAATACGGGTTGAGACTCAAGTATTCCCGTATTAGTTGCTCCATGATTCTCCTCCTTTCTCGTCTCTCGCCAGTCCTCTAGCTCCCCGTCCTTTGCTTTTTGATTCGCTGCCGATACGCCAGATTCTTGTTCGTGTCATTGCTGGACGGTGGAGAGTCCGTCTCGAAATAACAGATCGGGCAAGTCGCGCGATTCTGTGATGTAACCTTGGGATCATATTGCAGTCGCTCTCCAGTCTTCGATCGCATGGTGTAGCCTAGCCCCACGGCGTGCCTCCACATCCTTTCACAGGCAGGGCATTCTACTAAGCGGGTTTCCATGATCTCAGCCCTCCTTTCTCGTCTCTCGTCTCGATTTTCGCCTAATTGCTCAGGCTGAATATGTCGGACTCAGCAGGAGGCCCAACCAAGCCACCAGGAATCTCCGCATGAAGTCGAATCTGGTAGTCATTGGCAGTGATACCCGCCTCATCAATGGACGCCTCCCAATAAGCCCGGTGTCGTCCTGCCGGCCACAGTATTCCCGGATTCGTCATCGTTGCTGGGACCCAGGATGAGATAGCCGAACCTCCCCGATACTCCATGATTGCATATACACTGAGGCCAGCAGTCCAAATGTCGTAATTGACCGTGACGTTTCCCGTTCCGGAATTTTCAATGGAAGCGATCGTGATATACGGAGGCGGTGACCCTGTGCTGAAAACCACGATAGGCATGCCCCTGTAACCGGCCTTGACGGCCTGATTTGTGCCATCGTCGATCACGCCATAGACATAATACAGCCCGTCCGCGACGCTGGTAACATCCCAACTGAACTTCGCGGTTTCATCGTTTTCGTTTTTAGTACCGATTTGCCATCCGTCAAAGCCCTTGTTGTCATAATCGGCGAAGAACGTAATGATCGCTTGATCATCCGGATCAGAAGCAACATAAGTGATAAGCGCTGTTCCTCTCGCCTGTGTAAGCTTCGATTCATCTATCAAAGTGAGGGTCGGAGGAGAATTGGCACTGATGGGAGACGAGCTATCGGAACATCCCCCGATGCAGAACAATAAGGCGATCGTCAGAACAAAGGGTTGGGGTATACTCATAATTTCGCTCCTTCTTGAAGATGTGCCTTAAGTTTCTTTCGCGACTTTTACCAGCCTCAGATCGGCCTTGTATTCTGGGCCCGTGTCATAGTAAATCCTGAAGACTTTGTAGTAGCCAACGTACTTGCCACTACGGAACGCAGGGATCAGGGCCTTTCTGTCCTTCAGGATCGTTTCGTAGGGGTTGAACATGAATATCCCTTCGATTGGATATTTCACGGGAGCGCTATTGTCTTCCCTATGATATTTCCTCCTCTCCATTCGTACCATGTCTTGATAGCAGTACCAACCGATGCAAAACGCCCACCCGAACTTGAACATGGGCATTTTCCCCCAGGCCATGAGCCATCTTATCAGATCCATGATCATGGCGCTCTCCCTGTCTGCTTGTAGGCCTCCAGTTCGGCTCTGAGGCGTTCGATCTCATCCAGAGCCTCAGGCATGGCCGTGCGGGAAGCGGCGATGAATTCGTCACCTGCGAACGATCCTGGGTTTTGCAGAATGGCGACAACCTGATACCATTGTGCCTTCTCGGCGTCCGTAACAACAAACCGCATGGCTCCGAACCCTATGAGCTGGCATGCCCTCCAGGGCCCAGGTGTTGCCTCGTTACACAGTCTCCGAAGTTCCTTGATCCGCTTGGGCGTCATGCTCATTTACATCTCCTTTCTCGACTTATGAATAGTTCCTTCAGTAGTCTTATACCCGGATTGGTTGCTGAAATAGTCTGGACAATCGGGCGCACCTAAGTTATATTAGGTTCCCACGAAGTGTAAGTAGAGTAAGTAGGCGGGATGAAACGCGACAATAACGGCAAACCCACCGTTGCAAGACCGTTGCAGCTCAGCAATGGTAATGCAATGGTAACGGTACCCCTTGAGCGTAGCTGGGTTACAGTATCTGAGTTCTCCAGGATCACCCACATTGCGATCAAGACAGTCAGAGATTACATCCGACAGGGCCGGATCGCTACCAAGGCTCACCCTCACGTCAACAGACGCAGAGTCATCCCCGTAAGAGAACTCAATCGGACGATGATGAACCCTGCTGGGGCTCTCATCCCGTACCACGGCAGGATGTACCCACACAGCTTCTACATCTTTTACTGCTTGGCCAGCTATGGCAGTCGGTTCGAGATGATTAAGAGAGACCTGGAACGATACCGTGTAGTCGTGCCTCCGATGAGCGTGCTGAGAGCAATGGAAGAGGCCATATTCGAGACAGCGCCGAAAATCATCAAGAGAAAGCATAGGCTAGGATTCAGATACAACACGCTCATTGAATTCGAGAATTGGATGGAGATCTTAGGCTTCAAAGAAATATATGAAGATCCGCTTGGCTATATCCCTGCCAGAATTCTAAATTCGCAACGACTCCGGATGGTAATGGAAGTCATGGCGAGCGCAGGATTTAGACCATACGAGATCTCTGACAAGCTCCATGAGGTAACTGATGTTCTTGTAGATCCGTCGATTATTAGTAATTACCTCCTCATGTTCTTTTACCACAGGCAGATGGAGGATGATGACTGGTATGACTATCTGATAGATGTTCGCGCAGTAAATGCAATGGAGGCCAAGATCAGGGATGAGTGCGCGGACAGTAAAGTCGCCGTATACCAGCACTTAGGGCTTACCGGCGGCATAGATATCCTTACTGAATTTGAGAAAAACCTCTATGTCGCCACGAATCTATACCGAAAAATGGCCACCTCTGAAGACTTCATGCATCAACAGGCAAGCGTGGCACAAACCAGGGCAATGGGTAATCTTGTAGCCATCATGATGAAGTGGAAAGAGATTCACACCAAGGAGTCTGCCGAATTGCAGCAGCGGAGACAAGCTGCACAGGGCCAAGGCCTGAATCCAGCCAATATCCCGGAGAAATCTGCCGAGGATAATGACGAAGTATTTGAGGAAGTGATCCAGAAGGAAGCCGAAGATGAATCCGTTTCAAGCGCGTGAAACCTGTGCATACTTGGATGGTAAGTCCAGGGCATGTGATATACAGCCTCCGGCTGAAGTGAATGGCCTCAAACCAGATGACGATGCCCAGATGGCCCAGTTCGGACTCACCCACTCCGAATGGTGCGAGAAGTATGTTGTGCTCAACGGAAGGGCCTTCAGCCTGAGGCAGAGGCCGTATCTGCGGCCCATCTATGATCGCCTTCAAGTCCGACACAAAAGGATGATAATCAAGGCTGGACGCCAGGTGGAGAAGTCGACTACCTTGGCCAATAAGATTTTGCTGAATTCCTGTCGCCGCCCGAATTTCAAGGCAATTTACGTGGCGCCGCGAGGAATGCAGTCTCGTCAGTTCAGCATCGATAGAGTCAAGCCGGTGATTCGTTATTCTCCCTTTATCGCCACATTTATAGACAAGTCCTGCGTGGACCAGGTGTTCGACAAGACCTTCAACAATGGCTCGTCGCTATATTTCAGATCGGCATTCTTGAATCCGGATTCCTGTCGTGGCTTGAGTGGCGACTTACTCAATGTTGACGAGATTCAGGACATTCTGCCCGAGAATATTCCTGTCATCGAGGAGTGCCTATCGCACTCAATATATAAATTCTTCCTGTACTCAGGCACGCCTAAGACTACCGACAATACGATGGAGCATTACTGGAAGCTCAGTACGCAGCGAGAGTGGTTAGTCACATGCCGCACCATGGGTTGCCGTTACATAAACTATCTCGACGAAGAATCCATTGGTACCACTTCGCTTATCTGCAAAAAGTGTGGCAAGACAATTTATCCGCAGGATGGGAAGTGGTACATCTTCAACAAGAAAGCCACCTGGGAAGGATACAGGATTTCCCAACTGATTGTCCCCTGGGTGAAGATCTTTGACCCGACAGGAGGAGAAGAGTCGGTCATAGATAAACGGAATCGTTACTCGCCGGCTAGATTCCACAACGAGGTTCTTGGCCTACCATATGACCTGGGCCAGAAGCCCATCACAGAAGCCGAGGTCATTGCATGCTGCACCCTCAAGCATCCCGAGACGGGGAATCCATGTCCCAATACTGTCTCGTCTGAGCCCTGGATCGCGAAGTATCCCTGCTTTGCTGGGATTGACTGGGGAACTGGATCTGGCGAGAACCCTGCTTACACGGTCCTCACCATCGGCGCCTGGCTCGATCCTGGGAGATTCTGCCCATTCTACATCAAGCGCTTCATCGGAAGAGAGGCCAACCTAGCGACCCAGCCTGAGGCAATCAGCAAGATATGCGCTAGATACAATGTCCAGCTCATGGGCTCTGACTGGGGTTTCGGCGCCGCACAGAATGCGATCCTGAGAGAGACATGGCGCATCGAGCGCGTCATGGAATTCCAGTATGTCGGGGATCAGCGAGTCCCGATTAAATTTGACAAGTCTACTCTAAGATATACTGTGAATAGAACTTCCATCATGACGGAGTTCTTCCGAAAGATCCAAAGGCAGGAATACAGATTCTTCCGCTGGGAAGAGTTCGAGAATTTTGGCAAAGACATTCTGGCTATCAATGTCGAGTACAATGACACCAGGCAAGTCATCCATTATACGCACAGCAGCCAAAACCCCGACGACGCAGCGCACTCAATCATCTATGCTGATCTGGCGGCAATGTACTATATAGGGAAGTACAGATAGAAAGATCTTGACAACTGTAGCACATCCTGCATAATTGAACCGTCCCTAATAAGAGGGCTCCAATATGCTCATCCGAAGCGAAGTCACCGGAAAATACGTCCTTGACCTGAAAGATCCTGCCGTTGGGCTCGCTCTTGGAACAGAAACTCGAAAACAGATTGTCTTCACGGCAGCTCTACAAACAAAAAGCCTACCGGACAGGTTCTTTCAGACTGTCGATTTGCAGAATGCTGTCACTTTATCGCGTATTACCGTCCTAAGCTTTGACGCTGGCGATGAATATCAGGCGGGATCTGAGCCCGTGGAGAACTTGGCCACAGCGGGAGGTTCCGGAACGGTTCCGATATCAGATGGCGCTGGCGGCTTGACGATGGCCGCTCCTGCTGGAGCCGCACATAAAGACACTCACAAAAGCGGCGGCTCGGACGCTTTCTTTCCCGCCGATATTCTCGATGCCACAATTCAGCGCCTGGTAACAACGGATGGTCCAACGACCCTATTGATGGGCGCTGTTGCCGACGGAGAACTACTGAAAAGAAGCGGAACGGGTATCGTTAGTGATGTTGCTCCTGCCGGCTTCTTCACAGATGGCGCCGGAGTAGATGCCGCGATTGGCAAGGGGGCCACGCCTCCTACGGCTGCCGGTGATAACTCGTTTGCTCAAGGACATTACACTTACACAGATGTCAACGGGGACAACTCCTTTGTATTGGGTAACGAATGTTTCTGCAAGGCTGCAAATTCATTTGCACTAGGAAGACAGGCTTATGTAAGTGCAGCCGGGGGTTCGTCTTTTGCGCAAGGGAGTTATGTCGACGCCTACGGCACGTATGCTTTCGCACAGGGAAAGAATATTATTGCCAGTGGAAGTAGCTCCTTCGGACAAGGGGAGTTTAATACCGTAGCTCAAGATAGAGCTTTTGGTCAAGGTCGCAGGGTCGTGACTTCCCGAGAAGACCAGAAGGCTTGGGGATCAAATAGGAGTATTGCCGGATCACAATTCAGTCACATGGCAAAACATTTGCAGACCGGGGACGATACTCCGGCAACCCTCATCGATTTGACTCTTGAAGAAGATAGAAGCTACGTAATCTGGGTTCACGTAGTTGCCCGGAACACGACAACGGATGCGGAGACCGCCTCATTCTTCCTGAATCAGGCAACCGCTTATCGAGATACCGCAGGGGCGGCTGTACTTGTTGGCTCTCCGACATTCACAAAAGAAAACACGACAGGCGGTCCTGCAGGCGGAGCGTTTACTGTGGCTATTTCCGCGAGTTCAAACAGCATCCTGATCCAGGTAACAGGCGAACCAGGAGCAGAAGTACAAACTTACGAATGGACTGGGACGATCATGTTCACAGAATCTAGTGGATAACCGAGAGCTAAAAATTCTAATTGTGAATGAGCCGTCCCTAACAGGAGGGGGCCGATATGCTTATACGGAGTGATGTTACCGGAAAATATATCCTCTATTTGAGAGATCCCGCCGTTGGGCTTGCGCTCGGGGCGGCAAATCGAAAGCAGATTGCCTTTACGGCATCCGGACAGACTAAAAGCCTGCCGGACAGATTCTTCCAGACTGTCGATTTGCAGAATGCTATCACTCTATCACGCATCACTGTTCTCAGCTTCGATGCTGGTGACGAGTACCAGGCGGGATCTGAGCCGGTTGAAAACTTGGCCACAGCAGGGGGCTCTGGAACAGTTCCAGTATCAGATGGCTCTGGTGGCTTGACAATGGCCGCTCCTGCGGGCGCTGCACACAAAGACACTCACAAAAGCGGCCAGTCAGACGCCTTTCTTGCTGCTGATACGCTTAACGCCACGGGCAAGCGCCTGGAAACAACCACGGGGCCAACGACTCTATTGATAGGCGCTGTCGCCGATGGGGAATTCCTGAAGAGAAGCGGAACGGATATTATTGGTGATGACGGCGGCAGCTTCTTCACGGATGGCGCTGGAATAAACGCAGCTCTCGGCAAGGGTAGTGGCACATCCGAAGCGGCTGATGGCAGAAATTCACTTGCTCATGGTCGCAATTGTTACACGAGTGCGACTGGAGATCAAGGTTTTGCATTGGGTAACGAATGTCATGTTACGGCTGCTAATGGGTTTGCACAAGGGAATCAGTGCTACGCAAACGGAATTGCATCTTTCGCACAAGGCTTTAGTACTCAAGCTAATGGCGCGTATTCTTTTGCGCAAGGAGGATATAATCGCTCCTTGGGAAGTAATTCTTTCACGCAAGGACAAAATTGTAAGGCGGAACAAGATAGGACTTTCGCTCAAGGACGCCGGGCCGTAACTTCCCGAGAAGACCAAAAGGCTTGGGGAACCAATAGGGCTGTTGAGGGATCACAGTTCAGTCACATGGCGAAATATCTACAAACTGGAAACGACACCCCGACGACTCTCATTGATGTGACTCTTGAGGCGGACAGAAGTTATGTGATGTGGATTCATGTAGTTGCCCGAAATACGACAACGAATGCGGAAAGCGCCTCATTCTTCTTGAATCGGGCAACTGCTTATCGAGATACGGCAGGCGCGGCTGTGCTTATTGGCGCTCCGACATTCACAAAAGAAAACACGACAGGTGGTCCTGCAGGTGCAGGATTTACCGTAACTATCTCCGCAAGTTCAAACAGCATCTTGATTCAGGTGACAGGCGAAGCAAGCGGCGAGTCACAGACTTACCAATGGACTGGGACCGTCATGTTTACAGAATCTAAGGGATAACTGGGATCTAAAACTTCTAATTGTGATTGAGGTATCCCTAACAGGAGGGAACCAATATGCTTATTCGAAGTGAAGTGACTGGGAAATATATCCTCGATCTGAGAGATCCTGCCGTTGGGAGCGCTATTGCGGCAGCAAATCGAAAGCTGATTATCTTTACAGCATCCGGGCAGACCAAGACCTTACCGGACAGATTTTTTCAAACTGTCGATTTACAGAATGCCGTCACTCTATCACGCATCACTGTGCTCAACTTCGATGCTGGCGATGAATATCAGGCGGGATCTGAGCCCGTGGAGAACTTGGCCACAGCGGGAGGTTCCGGAACGGTTCCGATATCAGATGGCGCTGGCGGCTTGACGATGGGTACGCCTACGGGAGCTGCACACAAAGACACTCACAAAAGCGGCCAGTCAGACGCCTTTCTTGCTGCTGATATTCTCGATGCCACAATTCAGCGCCTGGTAACAACGGATGGTCCAACGACTCTATTGATAGGCGCTGTCGCCGATGGGGAATTCCTGAAGAGAAGCGGAACGGATATTATTGGTGCTGCCGTCGCCGGCTTCTTCACGGATGGCGCTGGAACGGATGCGGCAGTCGGTAAAGGGGCTGTACCTCCTACCGCTGCCGGTGATAATTCATTTGCTCAAGGCTCTAACTGCTTTACGACTGCAGCCGCCGACAATGGTTTTGCATTGGGCAACTCATGCTCCGCTAGAGCTATAAACGGATTTGCACAGGGCTTATATACCTATGTAGATACAGGCGGGATTTCGGCGTTTGCACAAGGTGCCAATAACTATGCCTCCGGTGCATATTCTTTTGCGCAGGGAACGTATAATAATGCCGGTGGAAGTAGTTCCTTCGCGCAAGGAGAACGTAATCTAGCATCGCAAGACAGGGTTTTTGCCCAAGGATTGCAGGTTACGGCCACCCGAGAAGACCAAAAGGCTTGGGGAACTAATAAGGCCAATCAGGGCTCACAGTTCAGTCACATGTCGAAACATGTGCAAACTACAGATAATCCTATAACGACTCTTATCGATTTGACCCTTAGTCAGGACCACACTTATGTAATCTGGGCTCACGTAGTTGCTCGGAATACGACAACGAATGCGGAGACTGCCTCATTCTTCTTAGCCCAGGCAACCGTTTATCGAGATCAAGGAGGAGCGGCTGTACTTATCGGCTCTCCGGCATTCACAAAACAAGACACAGGGCAAGATCCTGGACCTGGGAATGCATTATTTACCGTAGCTATTTCCGCAAGCGGGAACAGCATCCTGATCCAGGTAACAGGCGAACCAGCCGCCCAGTCAGCCACTTACGAATGGACTGGGACTATTATGTTTACAGAATCTAAGGGGTAATTGGTGAATGTCATTACGGGGCTGCCTCGTAGTGGCAGCACACTTCTGTGCAATATCTTGAATCAGAATCCCCGATTCTGGGCAAGCAGCACTAGCACTCTAGCCGTACTCTGTGCCAATCTAATAAGTACATGGAGTACATCAGCCGAAGTCAAAGGAGACCTGCAGCAAGATCGTGACGAAACAGAACAGCGACTAATGCGATCTCTCAAGGTCTTCTGCGAAGCCTGGCATAAAGACAGGAAAGAAAAGATCATTTTCGACAAGTCTAGGCCTTGGATGCATCATTTGCTTCCCCTTCGTCAAGTATTCCCCGAGAGCAAAGTTATTGTCTGTGTCAGGGATCTTCGAGACGTATTTGCTTCGGTGGAGAAACAGCATCTCAAAAATCCAATTCTGGATGATGCCCGGAATCCTCAGGCAAAAACCCTACATGGCCGTGCGGACACAATGTTCTCGCCAGATGGATTCATTGGGAGTCCTCTCAATGGCCTTTCAGACGTAATCAGAAGAAGGCAAAGCGTCTACTGGTTTAAGTATGAGACTTTCGTCGAAAGGCCCAAAGCCACGATGAAAGAGTTATATGAATATCTCGAAGAAAAGGAATTCGATCATGACTTCGAGAACATCGAAAACACAGCGACAGATCCAGATGCTTTCTATCTAAATAAATTCCCGCATGAAGGAAATGGAAGAGTTGAAGTTCAGAGTCCGAATGGCTGGAAAGAGTTTCTCTCTAATGATATAGCCGCTGCAATTATGACCAAGTTCCCCGAATACAATCAGTTCTTCCACTACGCATAGCTAAAAAAGGGGCTTCATAGCCCCTCACCTTGTAAGACCTTTCATGTAAACCTCATGGGCGAGACCCTGTGCTCGCTTAGGGTCGTTGGTTAGAGCGAGGAAGTATCCGTAAGACAGAGCCTCCCAGGAGTACTCTTTATTGGGATCTATATCATCAGCTTTCTTATACACACTCGCCTCCCACTGCTTAATTAACTGTTCGTTATACCTTCTTTGCGGCATTCTTATTCCTCCGCTCCCTTTTCCGTTCGCGACGCTGGCGGATTTTTCTGAATCTCTTTTTCATCTCCTCGTCGGTTTCCTGTCTCACCCCATAAGGCACATACGAGGTTCCGTCGTAATCGCCTTCCTCACGGAAGTGAACGTGCGTGTAACCAGCATAGAGAGCTTTTGAGGCGAATCCCGTTAGCGTTCTCACTAGGTCCTCGATTGGGCCCTCAAACAAACCCCCAGGGCCCCACTCACAATCAATATCTACGTGGGCAATAATGAACATTCTCCTCAAGCGGTCTTCTCGTTTGAGGGGCAACCTCCTTCTTGTCTTTGCTCCGGAGTGGAGGCCATATAGGTCTCCGTATTGATTGCAGTAATCGCATAGATACGTTCCCTTGCCATACGATCCTACGCCACACGAGAATCTGTCTTCGTAGTATCTATTGATGCATTCTTCGCAAATTCTCATGGCAAGGTCTCCCTTACCAGTTCGAGGATCTTTCCAAGGTGATTTGCTCCTTGTCCATTAGAGACGCCAAAATACGTGTCGCCCCACCAATTCCCCTCGATCAATTGGGCATCGCCTGTCTCTTTGAGCTTCTCAGCCAAACGAGGATTCTTATGGAATTTGGTCCACACAATGTCGAACATGATTCCCCATTTAAGTTTGTCCCAATCAGGGCGTTGATCGACTTTTCGCCCCATCTTCTTTGCAGCACTCGGGGACTTTGCGGCCAAAATCTCGCGCCTAACAGCGGGATCTAACGTCTTTGCTGCCTGATAGGCATGTTCGGCTGATGGGTATTCATAGCCGCAGTATTCGACTTTGGCCAATGCGAAATTGGACAGGAATCGATGATCTCCATCGAAGGTTTCAATCGGTATTGTCATCTTCTTTCCTTCTCCTCTCGCGGCTCATCTCATCAACCTGGGATTTGAGTTTGCTTTCCGCCAATTGGTTGGCAATTTCCTTCTCTTTCTTTCGCTGTTTTATCTCCAGACCTAGCAGTTCATGCGCGATATTCCAGGAAGTTCTGGCGATCATTTTAACAGGTTCAGCGAAGTCTTGCTGTAGATATTTTGCCGCCACTGCTGGCACTACGGCCTTTATAAACCCCGTTCTCATCTCGGACAAGAGCCTTGGACTATGTTCTTCAGTCATCATGGTACTCCCGCTGCTGATTTAATGCGCTGAATAATACCAGCGACAGTTCCAATAAAGTAGTAGGCCGACTCGTCATGATCCACTCGGAAAATCTGGTGGTTTCCTGCCTTTTGGGCAAGTTCTAATCCTTCTTCGAATAGCCCGACTTCATTTACTCTGTCCTCAGAGTCGAATTGCACCCATGCATCCGCAATTTCCCATAATTCTAGAGATGCATCAGAGAGAATCTGTCGTCTGTCTAGATCTCTCAGTAATTTATCCAATTGTGGATTTGTTTTCATATTCCCTCCCAGCTAAAAGGGAGCGGATGCTCCCTGGGAAACTATGGATTAACCGCAGCTTTTTCCAAGATCTTGTGATAGCGAATTCCTGCTCTGGCGGAGATTGGAGACTTTCCCCAACCAACTCGCAGGACATTGTAGACGTATTCGATTTGGATCGTTCCGTAGCGGTAGCGCCAGTATGCCTCGTGCCACCCATCCCCTTTGGGGTCATCGGAGTCATCGGCCAGTTCGGAGTCATCGCCCGCATCGGCGCGGGCCAGGAGACTGAATTCTTGTTCGCTCCTCCAACTGATTGTGCGTTCGAACTGTCTCGCAGTATCCAGAGTCCGGCAGGCCTCGAACCCCTCGATAGATCCCTCCAGTTTTGCTCCCTCGAACTCTTGTTTCACGCTGGCGATTCCCTCGGTGATGAGGATCTCTTTAAGCGCTTCAAGTGTCATTATGAGTTTCCCCCGTAGGTGCCTGTCTGTAGATAAACATCTTTTCACGGAAAAGATTGTCACCAAGCACCATACTATATTCAAGAATGTCGAGTTCTGGCGTGGCCTCGACAGTGCTGAAAACCAGATCCTGGAATTGCTTGGCATCGGTAAAAGCTTTGCATCGCGCATCTCTTTCGATGAGGGCGGTGATCAGCGCAATGAGTTTGATTCCTCCGCTATTGCCGTCAACGATTTGGAGGATCAGTTTCGCAAGATCCTGTTCCTTTTCCTGTGGCATCGTAAATCCTCCTTTCGTCAGGGCTTAGAGATGATCTGGTGAGTCCGTGTTCTTTGTATACGAACTGAGCGAGCTGTCCGAGTTCCCGTTCAACGTCCTTGAGGGTGATTGGATGGTCAACAGCCTCTTGAGTAACGGCAGCAATTGCTGCATCTTCACCATGCCTCTCCTCGATGGCCTCAGCGGCTATTATGGCCCTGTGGTAATCGATCATCTCCGGATCATCCCCGAGCTTCCTGATGAGATCCGCCATATTGTCTTCGTCATGACTTTCGAGGAATCTAGCGCAGACCTCGAAAGCCTCCCGTAGAGACTTGCCCTGGTGGACACAGGCAGCACAGACAAAATCTGCCGCGAAGATCCCATCTAAAGGAGTAGCGTTTTCCACAAAATGCCCGCAAGGAAGCTTGGGGTGTCTATTGATTGAATCAACGGCTTCCTCCTTTTCTTCCTCCGGGCTATCAGAGTTTTTAAGAGCCATCTTCCACAACCTCCTTGTCTCGGTGAACATGTTAACTTCTCCACTCTACTTATACCCCTAAAGCGGAGGGTTCTTGAGCGATTCGGCCAATCTGATTCTCCAAATATTATATCCCTGCGCCCATTTCTTTCCTTCGCCGCCCAGAAGGACTACCTCACAGAACAACGGCGGCTTCGGGGCTTCTAATGCGATTTGGACGATTTCCTTCAGGACCTCATACTCTCTAGCGCCAGCATCTTCTACGGCGAAAGAGAGTCTTGCCCGCAGACCTGTGAGAGCAGAATGCATTGGGCCATCGGCGAGTCCGTTTTCGTCGAGTGTCATAGCCATAAGTGCGGCGATCTTCTCCAGTTCCTCCTGGACTTTAATAATGACTGCCCGGTGCAAGTCCCAGGGTTTAGGAGCCTTGTCGCCACTGCATTTGAGGCAGATCCCTCCACGATGCCATGTGGTGCCGCCGCCAGAGCAAAAAGTACATTTATCCATGATCTCTGTTCCATCGCCCCAGCAAGTAAGGCAAGATTTCGAGGCATATGACACACCATGAGGGCAAGTAGGAAATTGCACTTCAGCTTTTAGAAGCTCTATTTCCTCCTCCTTGCGCTGCAGTGATAGTTCTAATTCTCGGATCTCTTCCATCGCACACTCTTTGTCCGAAGTCGTAGGTTCTGTCGAAGACTTGGATTCTTGATTCAATGTCATCAATCACCTCCGTTCGGATGGGAATCCACTCTAGTGGTTTGCCCATAACGGCCTCGTAGAAGCGCCTCTCGATTAACAAATCATCGTATACCAGCGTCAGGAAGGATGTCAGTGACCTGATATGGGGTAGAGTGCGTGAGTCCTGAATAGTAAGCAGCTTCATCTCTTCTATAGAGTGAACAAGACCCAATCCTTTCTTCAAGTCGTCCATGAGAAGATTCAACAACTTTCCCAATCTAGCCAATTGGGCGTAGGCTTCGTCTCTCTCCTTGATGATGTTCGTGATGTTCCTCGGATGCTTGGGGTAGCCGTCCAACCGGGTGAATTCGACGGCCCATTCTAGATCTGCTTCTAGTTTTTTGATTTTCGTCCTCAGCTTATCGTTCTCAGCATTCAGATTTTTGATAACAACTCTGCTATATTGGTCTGGATCAGATCCGTCATTATCAGGAAGCCAATCATGAACTGGCTCTAGCTTATCAGATTCTGGCATTACTTCTCCTTTGTCAGGCCTGGGACTACTTCCGCGAGGCTGGCAACATGTTTGAAAACCTTCCTGCCAGGCATTGCCGCCCACAAATGGTACTTATCCGCGTCTGTGAAATAGTTCCAGCCTCTTTTAATCGTCATGGTCGATACAAGTGTTGGGGAATCGAAGGTAACAAGGTAATCCGGCTTCTTCTGGCGTCTCTTTTCCGGATGAACTTTGCTTGCGTACACTGAAGAGGCAATGAAACGGTGTGCACTATTCCCATTGATGAAGATTTTTCTCCCTTGGAGATTCCTCAGGAAGTTAACTACTTTAATGCTGCGAAGACTTCTGAAGTACGTGCCGAGCTGATAGATGATGGCGAGCTTAACAACGAATACCCACGGCATTGGGGAAGTCCCTTCGCTTGCTGTTTTTATCAGTGCCGCCCTACGTATGATGGAACTTCTTTTGTCAAATATTGTTGCAAGATCTACCCGGAACATGAAGAGAGATAGACTCTTGTCTACCCGAACTGAGACCTCGACTACGTTTTCTCGCATAGTATTGTTCGCGAGAAACCCCCGATCTATATTTGGACCCACATATTCGATTTCGGGAAGCGGTTCATGGTAGTTATCCGTCATATATTCCAGCATTCTTAAATATTGAGTCAGGGTATCGTGATGCATCTCGACGCTTCTTTTGAAATGTAGGGCGGGACGTACCATTTCCCCGCCAAGCTGCTTGTGATAGTCCTTTCCCTTCATAAGAGTTTTGGTTAGATTCTTCTTGCTTTGTTCGATGAGGTCACGGGTGCGTTGCATGTCTTTGCTGAGATCTTTGCGGCACCTTCTGAGCAATTCGCCGTAAGTAATCATGATCTACCTCCACGCCCTCCTTATACCTAAAGAAAGGGCGCAGGCCCTTTCAGAGATGCGATACGATGAACCGGGCAATCACCCCTTCCCAGGTCACGACATGGCGATGCTTGGCCACTGGGAGATTCTCGAAGTTATGCAGTATATATTTTAGTTCATCGCCACCAGCCTGGACCTTCTCGACGAACTCGACGAGTACTCCCGAGGCAGCAACTGGCAAAGATTCGCCCACATGCCATTCGTATGTTTTCCCCGATCGATCTATAATGACAAGCATGCTAGTCTCCCTTCAGTTGTGCGAGTGATTGTCCCTCAAACGGCCACACCACTTCTCCCGGATTGTCGGCCTCGTATGCTCGTGCGCATTCGAAGCAAGGATGTTCCCAATACCCATTGTCGTTCAGTTCGCCGCTGCCGAATGTCAAACCGCTAACAACTCCTGTACTCACGCCACATTCTGGATTTCCGCAAGCCGCTCCAGTTGCAGTCCGCTCCGTCTGTTCACACTGATGACAGCGCGGCTTGGATGCATTATACAAACCGCAATAGTTACAGGTATATTCGTTGTCGCCCGGATGCTGCTTAACCCACTCGCAGACACAATCAAAACCAAGGCTGGGATTGCCGCATGTGCAGTTTGCCATTGGAGTTCCTCCTTCTCCCGGCAAAGTTAATCGTTCTACTACTCTTATACCTAAAAAAAGCCGGGATCAGATTGAATCCCGGCTTTGGCATTTAACGTGCAGATACCCATTTGCCCTTACGAAGCCGCGCAAGAATCTTGCAGCACCAGTAATTCTTCTCGTCATGTGTTGTCTGTATCCTGGGCCTTCGCCACGTCAACCAAAACGTTCCTGCAATCGCCTGTAGCCACACGCAGTTCTTCGGCAACAAGTTTTCGATATTTTCAAAATCCGCCTGCTTGTCCCATTTGACGGTCTTCTGATGCCGCCAATTGTGATAGTACCTCCTGAATGCTTCACGTAACTTTTTCGACAGTCGTATTTTACTCATTCTCCATTCCTCTTGTTGGGCTACCACTCGTCCCAACCTCGCAGTTCGTGGGGCTTCTGACAGTACGCAGACGTACACGTCCACGTGTGCTCACGGAACTCCCACCTGCGGCAAGGATCGTCGCTCGTGTAGGTCACAGCACGATACGAACCTTCGTAGCAGTAGTACGTGTATTTAACTCTACTATAAGAGGTTTCCCTTATGTCTGTCATTGTCTCATCGGGAGCGCCGTAGGGCGGGTAAGGTACATCATCTCGTTTGCAGTTCTTGCAGCCCCCAGCAGCGAGACCAAGGATGAGGATTACGCTGATCTTTAATCGTGTTTTACTCATTTGTCATTTTCCTTGCTTGGTAAATGGCAGGAGGGGCAAGAGCTTCAATTCATCAAACAGCTTCCAAGACTTCGTTCTCAGTAATAAGGCGTGTATGTTGCACCATCCGAACTCTCACGACCTGAAATTTATGCCTCACGCGCTGCATATGTTTCTTATGGAAGCCAGGATCGAATGTATCCCACGCCCCCTGGTCATCGAGTTGTTTTGCTCGCTTTAGGGCCTTCAGTGCATACTTGATGTCATGCCACCCATGCCGCCCTGTGTGTCGAAATGTATACTCAAAATCATCATGAGCCCTCGGGGCTTTGTATCTGGGGTAGCCGTCCTTGTCGCAGGTAGACGGGTCTACGGCCTCGGCCCATGAATCCGGTCCGCAATCAAACCAGCCCTTAGCATCAGGTCCTTTTGCCCATTCAAACGGGCTGTCTGGATAGCCCCACTCTTTGGTTTCACGCTCAAGTTGCCATTGAAGGACGTAGATCGTATATTCCCCGTCAAGCATCGGCATCTCTCCTCGTCTGGTAAATGGCGGAGCAGGAGGGAATCGAACCCACAGCCCCTTTCAGGGCAACAGTTTAGCAAACTGCCCCAGCTAACCAATATCTGGCTCTACTCCTAACTGTCTATCGGGTAGATTTCATCCACGAGCCGTTTCGCCCTCGTATGAGTCCGGAACCTGTTCTTTTCAAGAAGGAACTGTCCATCTGCCCCCTTGATGAGCCACTGTCCGGCAAGGCGATACACAATGATACCATCGGATCGGACGAAGATGTTCTTGCTTTTGCGATCCCACGGCCCGCAGCCATTAGTTCCATTAGTCTTCATATCTATCTCCCTGTTGAGCCAAACCCTGCATCTCCTCGTGAGGGACTTGTAGGTCTCTCGGAGATCTCGTGCACGCCCATCTCGTAAACGGGCTTAGGTACGGCCTGAGCAATCCTATCACCAATGTGGACTTCAAACACCTCTTTGCCAAGATTCACGAGCATAACCTTCACATCGCCCGTGTAGGTTTGATCGATTGTTCCAGGCGCATTGATTACTGTGATCCCCCTCGCAGCCATACCGCTACGGGGACGTATCTGCACCTCCCAGGCACGAGGAAGTTGCAATACGATTCCAGTAGATATGATCTCTACTTCCCCAGGATCTATGAATCGATGTTCAACAGAATAAAGATCGTAACCAGAATCAGTTGGATGAGATTTTGCTGGCACTTTGGCCTTAGAATGAGCCAGGAATACTCCGATTGATCTCATAACGACTCCTTGAAATGGCGGAGAGCAAGAGAATCGAACTCTCAGCCCATGTTTCAGGGCACCTGTTCTCCAAACAGGCCCGGCGAACCAATATCCGGCTACTCTCCTCCGTAGATGAACCACAGAATCCTGGCGCCAAGTGTCCGAGTCATGTCGAGCCAAGATTTTCTATTTATAACTCGTAACCGTGCAAGGCCATTGGTATGCCTCATCACTTACTCTCCTCTTTTGTCCCAGTCGTCTGGATGCCAAATGAAGAAAAGAATCCCTGCACCGAGAGACTTGGTATCTCGCCAGCGAAAATAGATGCCGCATATGATATTCCATCTGTCACGAGTATCTAGTTTCATCTGTTCACTCTCCATACAAGAACCACAGAATCCCGGCGCCGAGCGAATTAGCGGATCTCCAGCATATACTGATCATTGCGAGCCAAGACTTCAAACCGTTTTCAGCGTGTGGATGTTTCCTCGCATAATGATCCACTAGCCTACGATCGAGCGTCTTTTGCATGATTGTCTCCGCTGAGGATTCTTCTCCTCCGGAATATGTGCATTTTGCCGCATACGCATCTTACCATGTTTATCCTTAGGGACATTGGCGCGAGAAAACCCCCACACCTAGTACAGGAACCCCCTCGTGAGGCGTTGGAAATAATGCCCGCAGGACAGAAGTCACCAATTATGTAGATGAATCTGTGTAGCATGATTCCGAGAGTCATGGGAATCCCCTAAAAATGGCGGAGCTGGAGGGACTCGAACCCCCGAGGCATTGCTGCCCACCTATTTTCAAAATAGGCCCCTCGTCCAGCCGGACCAGCTCCTCATAGCCCCCCTGGAATCGTAAATCCATCTACCTTGCGGACTTCTATTATATCCGAATAAACAAATTCCGCTCGGCACTGATAGCATCTGTCATGGGCGTTCAGTACGGAGCCTGTCTTTCTCACCATCAGCAAAGGCCCTATGCGGCAAACTGGACATATTGATGCAAGCCTACCTCCACTGTATCTTTGTAGTTCGCCATGTTTGACAATGACGACTTCAGCGTCTAGCCCCATCTGGAAGTAGTGAATCGATCTTCCTACGCTCATCGTATATGGCATCCTTCCATGGTTTCAACGGCGCCGATATTCATATCGAAGAATGTGCAGATCACGAATCGATTTCTCCTCATTTGATCTGCGGGGAAAGCGCATCTTACAAAATTGCACTGTAAGAATTCACAATTGGTCACTTTGCTTAGGTCTACATCTGTGAAATGGCATGTGTCAATTCCCATCAGGTTCAATACAATTTTACCGCCAGTGAATGATCCATTGCTAAAAAGGCCACACTCATAGAAGTCTACGAGTTTTGCTCCTAGTGTATTCATCTCTTCTCCGGTGGCGCCACTTCGCCCACTCCTGATTCCAGCACGGTTCCGCAGTGGGAGCAAAGGAAGAAGAAGGGGGAGGTTTTCGATGGGAGATGCATTCCCCTGGGTGCTAGCATATGGACATTCTTTTCACAATGTGGGCAATAGCTCTTTTCTGCCTTTTGGAGAGCATAGTCGCTAAGATCGATGAGATGTGTTTCTTGAAGAACCTCTTTGCAGGTAGCGATCATGAGTTTCCTGTTCTTTTCTGGGACATTCTTCCAGGCGACAGCCGACTCATCACGAGTCTTATACCCATATCTAGACGCTAAGCGCTCGTATATCCCGTGAAACTTCTTTGCTAGTTCTCCTGGCGTCATTATTTTCTCCTCCCAGAGATGGCGGAAGCGGGGAGAGTCGAACTCCCAAGGCCTATTAAGCTCGTCCGGTTTCGAACCGGGTGCCGTCGCCAATCGGCTTGCGCTTCCATCCCTCAAAGATCAGGCTCAGGCGGATATGGGAATTTCATCCATTTGCTTTGGTAGTAGTCTCTGATCTTTCGCCCATTCTTGGTTCGACGGGCGCGAGGCCTGCCGTGAATGAGCAGGAACATCTCGCCCAGGAAGAAATACCAGAAACGAAGGAGGAAGACGATCATGCTAATCTCCTACAAAGTTCCGCCACACTTTCCTGCCACCGATCTTAGCCCTGAGTAGTTTCATCGGTTCAGGTCTAGATGGTGTGCTCCGCAACTTCATGCCTACTTCATCTGGGGTTGCATTGGCCTTGTTCGCGTTACATGGCTCACAGGACGTAACACAGTTGTCCCAGGCAGTCTTTCCCCCACGTGACTTTGGTAGGACGTGATCGATCGTCACACGCTCCCTACCAGGCTGGGAGCCGCAGTATTGGCACGTGTACTTGTCGCGCTTGAAGATACTGAATTTGGAGTAGTTCATGTGCCTGAGAGGAACTTCACCATACTCAGAGAGTACGACGATCTCTGGCACCTGGACCGGGTAACTCGGCGTTTTCACGAAAAACTGTCCTTCCTGGACGCCCCGCTCAACCCACTTCCCAAATCTAAATACCTCATAGGTTACAACATCGACAGCGAACGCCTTGCTCTGGTACATTTTGGTAAGAGCATCAGCGGCGTTGGAGACAGCGACCGGATACCAATTTTTATTCAAAACGAGGACGGATCGTTCTAAAGCGTTCATCGGATCTCCTTTTCTCAGGCAGGCTTTTTGCTGTAGTGATTGTAGCCAGCTTCTACGAGGTCCTTGCGAGCTAACTCTAAGATCCACGCAAGAAAGCCTTCCAGGAACTCATCCTCTTCGGCGTGATCTAGCACGGCTCCTAGCTTCCGCAGATCATCAACCCCGCATCTTTCGCTGGTGCCGCCCTTGAGTATGCCACGATAGCGACACAAGGCTATCATCATAGGGCCGTTGAGTGTTTCTAGGGGCATTGTCTTTCTCCTTTACAACTGGGCGTTTCTAGGGTTATCGGATCTCTCCTCCACAACCGCCATCAGCGATATGTTTTCGATACCACTTGGCCCAGGACTTGTAGTTTACCCAATCAGTGTAATCGTGTCCACACTTTGGGCAGAGTGTTTCTCCTGCTCCTCCGCTCGTCCGCGAGATTTTGAAGTCAGGTGGTCTTGGATCTTTTCTATACCCCTGCCATTCGAAGTTGCATTTTCTGCAGCGATACCTACAATCAGGAAATTCCTTCCGTTTCTTCTTCTTTTTTCTAGCCACTCATGTGGTTCTCCCTAAGGTAATGCGAGTGGAGGGATTCGAACCCTCATGCCCGAAGGCAACGGATTTTAAGTCCGTCGTGTATGCCAGATTCCACCACACCCGCTTATGTTTTCACATCATCAACATGTTGCTCGACGATATAAATGGCTTCGTGTTGTTTTGCGACTTCCCTCTCAAAGGCTTCGTTCTGATCGAGAAGATCTGCTTCGAGTGCATTTTCGCGAGCCAGATCGAGAACGACTACCAAAGCTTCTGCCAATGTCATTGTGATCTCCCTGAATTAGAGATGGTAGGACGGGACGGAGTTGAACCGCCACAGCCGAAGCGTCGCGTTTACAGCGCGGTGGGCTCTCCACATGCCCAGCCGTCCCATAACCGGGATCGTAGCATCGCAAGCCACCCATTATTGGTGGTCCGCATTTTCCGCCTATTTATGACGGCTGCGTTTTTAATGCGGCTCCCCCGGAAATATAAAACAGGATCATAGCATCGCCGAGGCCATAGGTTCAGCCCCTCAGCTCCTCCCGGTTAGAGCCGGGTACTACGGGCGGCTCCCCTGATGTTTTCAGCTCAGATCATAGCATCGCGGCATTGGCAGTTTCAGGCCACCAATGTTTGTCCTGGTCGCGTCGGGGTATAAGCCCGATGACCTGGCGGCTCCCTGAGCTTTGTTTCCTTAGTACGGGTGACTGGATTCGAACCAGCATGAGCTAAGCTCACAGCGCCCTTAACGCTGCGCGTCTACCAAGTTCCGCCACACCCGCATTATACTTACTGGTCCTCGCCGTCGCCCTCTTCTGATTCAGTCATAGCGTCAGCCCAAGGGCCTTCGGCTGGAATCAGCATAATCATGGGGACCATTTCTTCCTGTGCTTGCCCGTCAGGATCAATTCCAGATGGTTCTTTAGTTTCCATCTCCTCGATGACAATCTCTTCGGAGTAAAGAAACTCGTCATCCGAATCTTTCCCGCAGGGGACACCTATCTCAATATGGTCCGGATACTTCTCAAGTGCTTCAATGAGATCTCGTTTTGTCATGGTCAGACTCCGGTATGATTCCTATTTGAATTATACCAGAAAGCTGGTTGGGCGCTCGGGAGTTGAACCCGACACGCAGACTTTATAAGAATCCGCAGATCAACCGGATCGTCGCGCCCATTCCTTTCCTTCTATGCCAGTGCCCATTCAGTCCACAGGTGGCTGTAAGCATCTAAAGAGTAATCGAGCAGCATACTTCCTGCAAGATAACTCCAGAAATTGTTGCACTCAATATATGTCGCCATATACTTCGATGGAGAAGTTACCGTATTAGACATAATAGAGTCTGTGCGCGTGAGTTGGTTTTCGAAGATATGATAGCCGCAGTTGTGGCAATAGAGATGCCTGCCTCTGCCTGGGAATAAGACGCCCCAGGTTCCGATCAAAGAGCCCTGTTGCACGCGTATTTTGGTCTTGGTGATATATTGTGGATCGAAGCAATTTGTACAAAACACAATGGATCTAGCCGGAATCTGACTCCTTTCGTTAGGTAGTCCCAGCCTGACTGTGGTGATCATAGGTATTTGGTGTTGGAGAATACCCAGTCGCGCTTCCAGTCCCATTCATCCTGGACATAGCAACAGAACTGATCTCTGTTCAGGGAAATTGTCTCGTCCTCGCACATTTCTAGCATCCCGATGACTGTGGTATATGCATCAAGATGGCTGGATGGCTCGTCGAAAACAGCAGCCAGCAGAGGATGCCTTTTCCCGCCTCTAGCCCCACGTCCATGATTAGGGCTGATTTCTTTGAGCGTCCCCTCGCTAGCTTCAGCAACAACTTTCTTGGCCTCTTCGGCGACATCCCTGCGCCAGTTCCTCATGGCCTTCTGGTAATCGGATCGATGTTGCTCTTTATTTGCCATGAGTACTGAAAGAAGTTTGTCCTTCTTGATCATCACCGACATTGGACTTGGGCTTGGCATCATTTTCCTCCCTATTGGGCGACCATGGTTGCAGGTGAATCGTAACAGGTGTCCAGCTAGTAGCAGCTATGACCATTTTGACAGCTTGTTCGCAGTTATATTTCTGCGTGTATCCTCTCGGTGAGATCGCGATGATTTGTCCGTTCTTCCCTTTGAGAATCCAATTCCACCGTGATTCCAAAGTCTCTTGATAGACAACGAACTTCATGATGTTCCCCAAGGGCTGGTCATGTTTCATCTGATCCCATCCATCCCCAGGATATTTCTGCGAGAGCCATATCCGTGCAGTACCACTCGCCTCGAACATCCCAGAGCCAATCGATACTCCACTTTCCGTCGAAGTGCTGAGCGACCTGATAAGTCAGATCCGTGAGAATACCAACCTCCTCGCCGCTTTCCTCATTGAGTTGTGCGAGTTGCTCCCGCCAATCATCTGGAATGTCTGTCTTTTTCGGAGGCGGCAGTTCGCCTTCGACTCCGAATATATCTAGATCTTGCGGCTCTGCCCATTCGGCGATCGCCCCTTCCGGCCAGTAGGGAATGTGTCCAACGACCTTGCGATCCTGGATAAAGTAGCGTCGCTCTTTGCTGACGGGGAATTTCCCCACGAATGCGGTAAAGGCGATCTCTGGCTGGAGCATTTCCCGGATGACCCATACATCATGGGGCAAGCCCATCATATGTACGAGATGGCTCCATTCAATGAGTTTCCCCATATGGGAAAGCAGGTCATCGGCCTTCTTGACGAAGCACGTATCCTTCCACTCATGCTTTCCAGCTCCCTGGCCCGTGCGGAGGAAGAGTGGGTAGCCAATCTGAGACTTGGCGGCATTCTTGATATTCTGGATGAAATCGTCGATTCCATCAGGCCTGTGGCCGTCAAGGACTCTCACAAGATCGATGCTGGTTTGGAAGATGATCGTCTTCGGTGTCTTCACGCCCGACGCTTTAAGTTTTGGATACCAGTAAGATAGGCAACACTTCTTACGGTCTTCCACTTCCTTCACGGGATTCTCCCTTGATCCTGTACTGAGTCCTGCGGTGACGCTTCCAGCAGCGATCATCGAAATCGCTGCGAAGAATATCATCCCAAGCACAAACTAAATGCTTGGGTTTACGACGCCCACGGACTGGCCAATTCTGGTTAGCCCTCTTCTCCTGAAGCGTCCGTGGGTGCTTCATCAGGCTTTCGATCCGTCCCATGTTGTCCCTCCTTAGGTTGATTACCTAGGGGGGATGCATTGTCTCCATCATCTGGCTTCTCCTTTGGAACGTAGTCGGAACAGTCCATTATGACGCCGCAGTTCATGCAGCGCACCTGGCAAGGAAGTTCGATCGTTTCGTGGCCGCAGAATTCGCAGATCAAAAGTACCCCCGGCAGGACTCGAACCTGCATGATCCGGGTAGAGGCCGGACAGTTTATCCGATTAGCTTACGGGGGCTCATTCGATCAGCCCTTCCTTCTTGAGTAGATAGAGAAGATCGATTTGGCTTTTGACCGAGCAGCAGATCAACGCTCGTGGGGCGTTGTTCCAGATATTTGAATTCGTACCATCATCATTATAGGGGTCTTCGATTGGGTTTCCACCTGTGTTTCTGATATATTTTCGATATTTTTCCATCCATTCAGGCATCTTCCAGGTCTTCTTGGCTTTGGCTACCATGAGCAAGTGAACCTCACTATAGAAACATGCAAGGGGAGTTTTGAGGTATCGACTTCAAAGCCAGTCGTGTCATCTCGGCTGTATTTCTTAAGCCAACAAGGAAGATCCTTTGCCATATCATACCGTGACCAGGACCCCACCCCAACGCCTGCTTCATCTGGGTCCTCATGATTGAAATACTTCTCGACTTCTTCGGGAATCGCAATCCCTGCTG